AAGCGAAATGAGACACAGCCTCATGTTCCTGCTTGCCCTGCTCGATGCCGATTTGATTCGGGCCGCGCTCCGACATGCCGACATCAGCATCACCAAGGCGGCTGTCTGGATGGAATGCGATCGCGCCCTGCTGGAGCGGCAACTGGACGGGGAAGGGCATCTGAGTCATCGCAGGCTCTTGATGCTGCCGCTGTCCTTCCACCGCTGGATGGCCTTGCTGTCAGTGGAACGCTATGGCCTCCCCAGTGAAGTGAAGCGTGCGGCCTCAGTCTCCCTGGTCATGCTCGCCAGCAAGCGGATGAAGCGCATGGCCCTGTCCACTCGGAAGCAACTTCAGGAAAGGAAATCCGCATGACGGCTGCGCTGATGATCCATCCGTGCCGGTGTGGACATGAGAAGGCCGATCACCAACAGCGGATCGGGCGGCACGGCAACTACACCCCATGCTGCCATCCCGAATGCGATTGCGGTGGATTTCGTAAAGCCAGTACGAGCATGACTGCGCTGGTAGAAGAGTGGCGCAACAGGGCGCAGGACGAGCGAGCTATGGCGGTGGCAGCCAACATCAATGCACAGCGCGTGGCCCATGCTGCGCTGGCGGTAATGCTGGATCAATGCGCGAACGAATTACAGGCAGCGATGGCAAGGAGGCAATGGTGAGCGCGATTCTGTTCTCGGCGTCGATGGTGAGTGTGTCTCCGCTCTGGCTCCTCGCCGGCAGTCTCGTCACCGTCCTGTCCCTGCTGCTGATTCGCTGGGACATGAAGCCGATGCCGATTGTCGTGACTGACCCCTGCTCACTGCTCGAGCCGTGGTCGTGGATGTGGGTGTTGTGCGGGTGTGGGCTGTGATGAGGGGCGTGTGGCTCTCGCTTGCGTTCATTATCGGCGGCTCATTCATGGTGGGAGTGACGCTGACTCGGTTGGTCGCGCAGGAGAAAGATCCGAGTTATCCGCAGACGCGGCAGTGGCAGATTGGTTCGCTCTACAGCAATGGAACGTACGCCACTGGCGCGGTCGTGGTGTTCGATACAGCCGGTGTCTGTCTCTACGTGGTGACGAGTCGCATTGATGGCGTTAGCCCATTTAAGGGTGGTAGCGAAGGGCAGATTCATACCATCGCTGCCGTTCCCAAGACACAGCTTCCGAAAGGCGCAGGTTGCCAATGAAATACCTCCTGCCCCTGCTCGGCTTCACCGTGGGCGTGCTCCTCTACCGGACGCTGGCCTGGAGTCAGGACACCCCGCTCCACAGCCAGAAGCTCACCGCGTGGAAGAAGTACACCGAGGAAATCAACGAGGAGCAGCGCCGACGACTCGCGCTGATTGCGGACCGGGAGGCGTCATGACTACACCAGAGATTCTAAGAAAGGCTGCTCGGCGCGTGCGGAGCGGGTGGTGCCAGGGCTACTTGGCGGATTCGCATGGTCGCGTGTGCGCGCTTGGCGCGATTGGAGAAGCTGGCCGTCGTTCATTCCATGTGCCGATGACGACTGAAGTGGCGGCGGCTATTGTCGCTCTTGAAGAAACGCTCCATCCGTACACCACCACGGAGTGGAATGACGCCGATGGCCGAACCGCAGAGGAAGTTGCCGCCACGATGGAGCGAGTGGCCGACCAGCTTGAATATCCTGCCGTGGCATGGACGCATCGCGAACTGGTGCACCCATGAGCTGGCTGGCGATTGGTCTGTCGTTCGCGGTGTTCTACACCGTGTTCTGTGTCCTGGTCTATGCCTTCTTTGAAGGATCGGACCAGCCACGGGATCGGCCACAGGATTGGTTGTGACTTTCGGCGCTCTCGGTTCGCTACCGGGAAGGCGGCTACCCACGGATGTTCCGTGTGTCGCGGACATGAATCACCCACGACGGGGAGCGCCGATTCTAAAAGAAAAGGCCACGCTGTGAACGTGGCCCAGAAAGGAAACGCGGAGATGAGTATGACATTGATTCGACAGGACGGCAAGGCCATGCCGCTCGATCCACCAGAGCCGGAATCGCTCGACACCAAGGCGCGAGCCGCTGCGACACAGGAAGAAGAACGCGCCACGGGCCTGGCCTTGCTGCTGGCGAGCTTTGACGGCTACGCGCAGCTCTGGAAGGAACCGGAGCACATTCGGCAGCACTTCGCGCAGTGGGCGCTGATTGCGCTCAGGGGGTCGTCCTTCGGGGCGGGGCAATTTCACTATCAGCCTCTGGCGCTCCACGCCGCAGCCCAAGCTGCAGCTACTTGTGAAGCCCACCAGGAACAGTTTGAAGCCCCGGACCTGTGCAGCAACAGCGATGAGCAGCGCCACTGGTATCTCGTCATGCAGCGGGGGCTGACGGCGTATCACGAATGCCTCGGCGGGAAGACCACGGACACGGCGCAGCGACTGTTCGGAACCCGCATGGAGGTGCTGCATGACCCGCGCCGCATCTGACCTGTGGATGGCTAGCTACGATGCGTATAAGACGACCGACCCAGAGCCATATGGGTCCGCGCATACGGTAGATGACGAGGACCGCGATCGGCGGTGGGCTGAGTTCATGGGGGAGTGCCGGGACTTCGCCAAGTCTGAGCCGGATGGCTGGGCGGCGGTCATGCGTGCCGTGGGGGCCGCGATGATGGCGCAGGGGCAGTTGTGGCAGAAGTAAGCCCCATCCTCGAGCGCACCGCCGTCATCAGCGAGCCGGACTTCCGGTTGGTCAGGCTGGTGATTGATGGCGGGGAATACGAGTACGTCCTGGAAGTGCGCGATGGCTGCGATGCGATGGGCACGGAGCGGTGGCGCAAGTTTGAAGTGAATGGCACCGCACTCCGGTCGCTTTTTAAATTTCTGATTCGTATCGCGGAGAAGGAGCAGTCATGAATATTGGAACCGCATTCCCCAGCAAGTACGTGAAGGCGTCGGAGATTCCAGAAGAAGGGTTGACGCTCACGATTGACCGTGTGGATGTCGAGGACGTAGACGGCAAGGGTAGTCACAAGCCAGTGCTGTACTTCCGCAAGGCGAAGAAGGGTCTGGTGCTGAACGTGACCAACGGCAAGAAGATCCAACAGGTCTGCGGCTCGGCGGAAACGGATGACTGGTCGGGAAAAGCCATCACGCTCTACCAGAGCGAGACAGAGTATGCCGGCGATACGGTGGCATGTATCCGCGTCCGGGCCGCGAAGAATGGCAGCACGCCAGCGGTGAAAGTTCCAGAGCCCGTGCGCGTCGAGAACGAGCTGAGCGATCTGGATATTCCCTTCTGATCATGAAGCCCATCATGACGCGCAAGGCGAACGGGATGCCGATGACCAAGGGCGGCTACTGCTTCAAGTGCCAGAGCTACACCACGGCGTTGTATGACGTGCAGGTATCTCGGCAGACGCATAGCGAGCCGGCGGAATGGGAGCAGTGGTGCGGTGACTGCTGCCCATCCCATCCTGAGCATGACGAGGAGCGAGCCAGCCTGCGTGGCTACTCAGATGAGGATCTGGAGCGCATCTGATGCTGGCCCAACCACGTCCCGAACCCCAGAAGCGGGTGAAGGCCCGCTCCAAGCGGGAGACCGCCAAGATCGTGCGGATGGTCAGAGCGGCGTGTGTGGATCGGGATGGCAGATGTCGGTATGCCAACGATGTTCATGTGGCGGCTCTAGATGATGGGCGTGCGTGCATCACTGCCTGCGAGGGCGAGTCGGAGTGGGCACACTTGGAGGACAAGCAGCGATTCAAGACGCGCTGTCAACTGCCGCTGGAGCGTCATACCACACAGCACAGCGCAATGCTCTGCTCGCGCCATCATGAGCTTTATGACCGAGGCTATCTCTCGCTGCGCTTCCTGACCGACCTGGGCGCAGACGGCCCGCTGGCGTGGGAGCGGACATGAGCCAGCCTGCGCTGTTTGAGTCGCGGCCGACCAGACCCTCACCCTGTGCCTTCGAGAAGCACTGTGGGGCGGTGGCTGAGGATGAATTGCCCGAGGATCTTGGCGGCTGTATCAACACCGAGTATCGCTGCCTCTCCTGCGGGGCGCGTGGCGTGGAGTCGGTGCGGAAGGATCTGGCATGAGGCGAGCGGCCAGCAAGTACCGGGCTATCAAGACCGAAGTGGATGGCGTGCTGTTCGACAGCAAGCGTGAGGCCGCGCATTACTGCGAGTTGAAACTGCGTCAGAAGGCTGGCGAGATTGACCTGCTCGAGTTGCAGCCTGAGTTCGCCCTGGTTGTATCTGGGGTGGTCGTCGGGAAGTACCGCGCCGATTTCCGGTATGTGCTGACGCACAACGGAGAGCTGGTGGTGGATGACTCGAAGGGGTTTCGGACGCCAGTCTATCGGCTCAAGAAGAAGATCGTTGAAGCGATTTATGGGATTGAGATTCAGGAAGTCTAGGGGCGAAACTATTGCGAAACCTGAGGTATAATGGAGCCACGCAACGGAACGCTTCTAACGCCCGTTGCGCGATTCAGCATTAGAGAGGTGACCTCAATGCCTAGCTCCGCGTCTCATTCTACCGCACCCGCATTCCAATTCTATCTCCATGAATGGCGAAGTTCTCGCACCGTCCAGCGTATGTCCTGGCAACAGCGCGGCATGTACCTCGAAATGCTGTTGGAGCAGGCTGACAAGGGGGCGCTTCCAGACTGCCCTCGTGCCTGCGCGGACCTTCTCGGCGGCACGCCTGATGAGTGGCTGAAGGAGTGGCCGGCGCTTCGCCGCAAGTTCGTGGATCGTCGCCACCGTGACCGCGATGGCGGCACTGGCGTGTACGATCCGAACGACCATGACGCCTCCAGACAGATCATAAACCTGCGCATGGCTCGCGTGCTAAAAGAGCGGCGCGAATACAAAAAGAGCAAGGAAATTGCCGGGAGAAATGGGGGCCGCGCGAAAGCGCAGAAAACAAGCGAGTTAAAGTCTAGCAGTGCTAGCGTAAATCCTAGCAGTGCTACAGAAATTCCTAGCACACACCTAGCAAAACCTAGCCCTCTTCTCTTCTCTTCTCCTCTTGTCTCTGTCTCTTCTCCTCTTGTCTCGTCTCAGAAGAGTCCGCCTGCGGAAGCGCGAAGCAATCACCCCGTGTATCGGAATGGTCGATTCGTCGTGTTCGATTGGCAGTTTGATGACTTGCGTCTGTCTCTCGGCCCGCATTTTGACGAGTTCCTGTGGGACGAGTGGTTTCTGGCGCTCGCGAATCGGCTCGACGTGGAAAAGCTTGCGATCGACAAACGCGAGATGTCGGCGTGGATTTATGCCGAGACGATGGCAGAAGCGAAGCGGCGCGGCATTGTACTCGCGGCTCCAAAGCCCCCGAGCAAGGACGACGGCATCACGGCAGAGAGCTTAGCGGCTGGACTTCGCGAAGCGGCTGCGAGGGGGGCATTCGATGCGAGACGCTGATCAACTTGCGTTCTCGGCGGTGTTCCTCAAGCTGCGAAAAATCTTCGGCTTGCGCGGCGACCAGGGCGACCTCAATCAGGTCATGGAGTCGTACTTCCGCGCCATGCTACGGTTTCCGTTGCGTGCGGTGGAAGCCGGGGCGGATGCCTGGATTGCGAAGGGCGAGCACTTCCCGAAGCCGGCGCAGTGGATGGCGTGCATGCCGTCTCAGCAGAACGCCTTGGCGTTGCCGGTGATGGTCGAACCCGATGTTACCGAGTATCGCCGCGCCATCAGCCTGCACTACGAGGACGAGCCCTGCGGCTGTCACGAGTGCAAGTCCGCAGACGTGAGCCATCGGATGCTGCGCTATGTGCCGGACTCCGACCGCGACGAGCAGGATGTGCGCATGCAACTCGATGGCAAGGTGGTCGTGAAAGGGCACTGGGCACACGGGCAGGAACTGGCGCGATGGTACGCGGCACGGGATGCCTACTTCGCGCTGCGGGACCAGTTCGCTGGCAAGCTGCCGAGGCGGATGAAGGCGGCCCCTGTGGAGGTAGCCTAATGCAGAAGGTCTGTGGGGGCTGTGGTCAGGCGTATGAGGCCGACCGGCACAAGAGCCAATACTGCCGCATTGCGTGCATGCCGCGTGCGCTGAAGGTGGCCGCCGCCAGGAAGGGCCGAGCCAAGCGGACCCAGACCACCCGGCTGAAGATGTTTCTGCAGGACTTGCGCCGGCTGGAGGGGCGTGTCAGTCGTGATGACCTGATGATTGTGTTCGCGCAGATTTATCATCGGGGGTATCAGGCGGGGCATCGGGCGCACCGATTGTCTACACAACTGCGGGGGGCCGCATGAGTGCCACCATATCGGTCCACAGCCAGCGTCTGGTGACGTGCCCGCACTGTGCCGTCCCTGACGCGAGCTGCTGCCAGTGCCACGGGTCACGGATTGTGCCGGTGTGTGTGGCGGAGAAAAGCTGTGTGTGGGTGTGGGCGTTCCAGGGCTGTGCCTGCGGGGCGTGTCAGCGGTTGCGGCGGATGCGGGAGGGGGCAGCGTGAGCGAATATTATGATCGCCAAGGTAATCCTATGACGCTCCAGGAATGGGCCGCGAGTTACGAGACGCGCGCCAGTGATAAGCGCGTGGCTGAAACCACACTGCCGAATGGCCGATGGGTCAGTACCGTGTGGCTCGGACTAGATCACTCGTTTAGATCGGGGCCGCCGCTGATTTTTGAAACGATGGTGTTTCCCAACCAAGGCGACATGGGCGATCTTGATTGCGACCGATACAGCACCGAAGCGGAAGCGTTGGCCGGTCATGCGCGGCTCTGTGAAAAATGGGCGGTCGATGAACCCGTGACCGAGGACGCGGTAGCTGGGGACGTGGCATGACTTTCGGACACTGAAGCGCGAGAAAGGAATTTTGGGTAATGCCTGAGTCCCTGGACCAGATCGCCGCAAAACTCGCGCTTGGAAATGCCTGTATCTACGATGGCGATTGCTCGTACGATCCACCGGAACTCTGTCGCCGCTGTCAGGTGTTCGCGGAAGAAATAGCTGACGCTTTACGGGCTGCGCAGGCCACCGGGAGAACCGAGACAGAGGCCCGCATCAAGGCAGAGGCCCAGCTTAATAGGCCGCAACCTATCAGCGAACAGCCTAGTGATAGGTTTGGGCCTATCGTACTGAACGAGGCACAAGAGAGGGCTGTCAAGCAATGGGCGGCAGATGACCGTCTGTGGACTACGCAGGAGACGGTTGAGTTTAACCTGCGGACGGTTGCTCGCATCGTGCTCGTGGAGGCCCAATCGCGCATCACGGCGTTGGAAGCGGAACGGGACTTAGACACAGCGCGAATAGAAAAACTGGCTGAATCGTATCAGGACGTGTGTGGCGAATTGGCCACCGTGGAGCGCGGGAGCGCCGAAGGCCGAGCGAACCGGCCAAATCAATGCTGCTGTGAAACGATTCGCAGACACAAACATCCACCGTTTGGCGCAGTAAAACGTGATGTGTCCTGCCCAATTCATGGAGATGGTGAAATGATTGAACCGGCCAAAGAACCGGCCACCGGGAGCGCCGAGACAGAGGCCCGCATCAAGGAACTCATCGAACGCTGTTCACGGCAGGAAGCCAAGCTGATGAAGTTGGAAGGCGAGACAGTGGCGCGGTGGGAGCGCATCACGGCGTTGGAAGCGAAAGCAAAAATGGCTGACGGACTCGCCAAGCTCTTGCGAGAGTCGGAGCAGCGAGCCGGTAAAGCCGAGGCCCAATTAAGAGCTGCCGTGGCGCAGGGGAGCGCCGAAGGCCGAGCCGCATCAAGAACATGCCTCCAATGCGGGGCTGAAGTGGTATGGCCACTCCCCTCCGCTCCCGCTGCGGAGCCCAAGCCATGATTGAATTGCAGCATTTCTCTTTGTATCGCTCTGTCTTGCTCACGCTCGCGGCTTTTCTGAGCCAACTCGTCGGCGTTTTTTGGTGGAATCACCACCGTTATTGGTTGGTTGGTCGTCTGTTGTGCGGCACCGCCTTTTTATTGCTGGTGTGCGCCTTTCGGAGTTTTGGCTGGCTGTGATGCAAGCATCATTGGAGGACTGAATGCGCGTGCATCTGAATCATGTGCTGGTGGTGGGCGGGATGGCGATTGTGAGTTTGCAGAGCCAGTTGCTGGCCCTGATTGCGCAGTGGCGTGGATATGCCGAATCGAATGCGGACCATCTGGCCTTTAACCTCGCCAACAACAACATCACTGGCGAGGAGGGTATCGTGGCTTACCGCGATTGCGCCGACGAATTGGAAGCCTTGCTCCAGCCAGCCACACCGGTACAGGAACCCAAGCTCGGCGTGTGTCCAGAATGCGGCGGGACACCTGGACCGGACTATCTGGGAGCCTACTGCACCGAGTGCGGGGCGAAGAAGTCGTAGGTGTCCTATTTAGATAACATAAGTTTGACCAATCAAAATCCAACCAGTTGAATACGTCTGTCATGTGCTTGACATCGGCTGGACTTATGGTCTAGAGTAGCCCTACCGTTTCTCGTCCCCAGACGCGGTCGCCCGGCTCGCAGGTTCGCTCACCGCTGCGATGGTCCGGAGTATCGACGGTGCGGCGTTCCCTCGGCTGCGCGTTCACTCACAGGCGCGGACCGGGTGCCTCAATCGCTGTGCAGTGTCTCGGTTCGGCCTGGTAGTCAGCAGGCTCGAGCCTGACGACCACCTGACCTCCCTTACTCATCCATTCTGCGCTTCGGCGCGGAGGTCACACGCATGGCAGATTTCACCCTCACATCGGGGATGACGTGCCGGCCCTACAAATCGCCGTGGGGCGCGTTCCCCACGAAAGGCTATGCCCTCTCGAGCGGCATCAGCTCCAACGCGATTCTGCTCGGTCGTGTCGTCGCCTACGATGTCAATACCGATAGCAACGCCGGCCAGATTCTCCCCAGTTCGCAGACGGCTGGCGTGGTGATGTCCACGTCCATCGTCGGCATCGCGGCAGAATCCCCTGGTCTTCCCGGCTCCACCAATACCCGCGGCACGGTTATCAGCGTGTGGGAAGCGAATCCCCTCGTGGAGTTCCGTGCGCAGACGCAGGGTGCGAACCTGCAGTCCTCACAGGTCGGCAAGACCAAGGCGCTGGTGTGGGATTCGACCCTGACCATCACCAAGGTCGATTTGTCGAACTCCACGCTCATCAACGTGCGCTGCGTGGTCACGGGGCTGATCGACAACGAAGGCGACAGCGGCGGGGCTGTCAGTTTCCGCTTTATCACTGAAACGCCGCCGGCTGCGGACTCGACCGTCTCGCGAGCCGTCCTGGGCGCGTACCGCTAACGGGGAACTGACATGGCACAGACACGCGGCACGAATCCTGATCTTTACGACAATATTGACAAAACCTTCTACTCGATCATGAAGGATCGACTGAAGGAGCTGGTGCGGATCTACCCGGAGTACTTCAACATCCGGACGTCAGACCGCAAGTTTGAGCGCATCGTCACCTACGTGCCCTTTGGGGACACCCAGAGCAAGCCGGAAGGCGATGCGTTTGTGATGGACACCCTGCGACAGGGCTGGACGAAGGATTTCACCCACACGGAAAACGGCCTCGGCTTCGAGGTGACGCAGACCGCGCTGGAGGACGATCCGGAGAACATCCTGAACGGGGCTGGCGACTGGCTCGCATTCTCGGCACGGTATGTCGAGGAAGGCCGAGCGGCCAATGTCCTGAACAACGGGTTCACCTCCGAGCAGACCCCCGATGGGGTTAGTCTGTTCAACACGGCGCACCTCCTCAAGGGGGGCGGCACCGCCAAGAACCGGCCCTCAACCGATGCGGACCTGTCCGCGACGTCGCTCACGCAGGCCCTGATTGACTTGCAGACCGACCAGAAGGACGAGGCCGGCCACCTGGCGGCTCCGGTCACCTCGCTCAACCTGATTGTCCCGCCCGCCCTCGAGTTCCTGGCGGACCGGCTCCTGAACAGCGTCGGCCTCCCGGGGTCGGCGGACAACGACCGCAACCCCATCAAGTCGCGCCGGACGTGGAATCTCATCGTGAATCCGCGGCTGACCGACAACGATGCGTGGTTTGTGATGGCGGGGAACAAGGCCCAGCATGGGCTGACGTTCTACCGCCGGGTGCCTATCTCGACCGACCCCATGGCAATCGACCCGCGGACGAAGAATCGCATCTTCACCACGCGGCATCGGTTCTCCGTGGGTGCCTGGACCTGGGTGGGTGCGTACGGGACAGCAGGCGCGTAACAGACACGGCCGCATGAACGCCAAGGGTGCCCCTTGCGGCGGGGTATCTGGTCACCAGATGCCCTTGGCTGTTTCTGAGGTGACACATGGGTAAGGTTGCTTTCTCGGGTCCCCTGTATGGGGCCAAATCTGTTCTGTTCTCGCATAGCGCGGCCTCACCGACCACGAGCGCGTCCACGATTCTCTTGGCAGCCACGGTGGTGGCACCCTACGAAGACTGGTATGTGACTGAAATCAAGGCGTCATTCTCGACGGGCTCGAGCGCGGGCAACTCGTTCGTGTTCAAGTCGGAAGGCGGGTCCTCGGGTCTGGCGCGGTATCAGGGTCTGGCCTCGACCGTGGCCCAGACGATCGGCACGATCAATTCGGGCACCTCAACCAGCCTCAATGCGGTGACAACCGTGACCGCTACGGCGGGGGAATACGAAGGGCTGTATGTGCCGGCGGGTTCGACCGTCCGTGTCGTCAGTACCTCGGTCAATCCACTGAGCAAGGTCAACGTGAGCATCTGGGGCTTTGTGCGGTTCATCCCCTCGACTCGTTCGGAGGGCTAACCGGTGGCGTGGCATTCCTTCGGCAATAAGCCGATCAACTCGACGGGCCTCACCGGGCCGATTGGGGCCGGGTCCACCGCGACCCTGTTCGCGGAGCTGGATTCGACCATGCTCGGCACGGCAAACTTCAAGGTCGGGCAGTCGATGCTGGTCCAGGTCACGTACGTCATGGGCGCGGATACGGTTGTGACGTGGCAGGCCGGCGTGTGTAACTCCACGGCGACCAACTCCGGGGTCGATGAGTTCTTCCCGAAGACGCCTACGGCGCAGTCGGCGCAGTACATCCTGCAGCATGTCCTCGAGAAGGACCAGCGCATCAGGATTCGCCAGCAATCCTCCGGGGCTGGAGGCGCGGCGTATCTCTCTGCGGTGCCGTTGCTCTAATGCCGTCCGGGTGGTCGCACGGCTTCTACTTCGTGAGCTTGAGCACCGTGGTCCCGCCACCGATTGTCTCAGGCAAGGGCGGGTATCCGCTCTGGCAGGCGTCCAATAGTGCCGTGGGGAGTCTCTTTGGGGGCCTTCAGGCGCTGTGGGAGTGGGCCTGCCGGAAGGTCCGCATCTGGCTCAGGCTGCAGCAGCAGACGGTTCCTGTGCCTGCGGCCAAGACGCCCCTGTCTGAGGCGGAACGGCTCCTGAACCATCCCGCGTATCCGTATGCGCTCGAGGCGGTGCGGCGAACCGCGGTGACCCTGGGCTTTAACCGGCCCGAAGCGTGGCAGGGGCTGTCGCGGCAGATGAAAGCGTCCCCAGGCCGAGCGGAGAACACCTACCGCCATCTGCAGGCGTGTGAATGGACCCGCCAAACGGCGCCCAGCACCTTAACGAATCCCGATTGTAACTTGCTGGTCGAGTTGGCTTATCACGAATTTGCCTTGAAGGGGCGCTAAGTGCCGACGTTCTCCAACATCGACGGCCAAGAGCCTTCCACGGTCACCTTTAAGCTCGCCACGGTCGCGCTGACGCGCAATTCGACCGTGATGCAGCAAGAGATTATGTCTCTGGGTGACCCCGATACCACTAACGCCATTGCCGCGGTCCTCAATACCACGCCGGCCAGTACCGCCTGGGCTCTCGCGGTGCGGGACGTGGTCCCGAACAGCACGACCGTTGCGGTGAGCACGATCCAAGGGGCGGTGACGGTGCGCTCGAGTGCCGCCAATGCCCTGGTCAGCGTCTATCAGTCCAGTGCTGCCGAATTGAACGTGACCGTGGCGGGCTATGTGGCTCCGAGTACGACGATCAGCATCAGTACCGTGCAGGGCGCGGTTAATATGCGCTCGTCGGCGGCGAATGCGCTGGTGACCGTGTATCAATCGACAGCCGCGGACCTGAATGTCACGGTCGCGGGCTATTCCACGATCGCCGCGGTGAGTTCGGTTGGGGGTCGTGTCGGCACGATGCCCTTCAGCACGGTCTGGGCCTCCTCGGCGGGCTTTCACTTTGACAGCTCTGGCGCGTTGCAGATTGCCGGGACGATCAGCGCGACGGCTGGGAGTACGGTGTCCACCGGGTTCATCTCTGTCCGCATCTCGGACGGCTCGACGTGGGTGGTCGATTACCTGAATGCCTCCACGTTTACCAATGCCTCGGTGGGCGGCGGGGTCAATTTTCTCCGGGCGGGCCAGTCGTCGGTCTCGAGCACCGACCTGTTTGTCATCCCGTGGGGGTCGACACAGGGGGCGCAGTACTTCATCCCAGTGACGGATAGCGGGGTCTCGGTTATCGACTCGACCAACCGCGCCATCAATGTCAACGTGGTCGCCGGGGCCGCGGGTGGTTCGACCATCATGACGGTGTCCACGGTGCAGGGCGCGGTTATTGTCCGGTCCTCAGCCGCGAATGCCCTGATCTCGGTCTATCAGTCCACCGCGAGCGAACTCCAGGTGACGGCGACGCCGGCCGCGGGGAGTACGTGGCGGTCGCAGCCGGGTTCCACGCTCTGGGCCTCAAGTGCCGGGTTCCATTTCGACAGTTCCGGAGCCCTCCAGGTCGCAGCCAGCTTCACCGGGTCCACCGGTCCCCTGACGGTGTCACAATTACTGGATTCGAGCGGTGGCAGCGTCAGTGCAGCGGATTCCGCGAACAATGCCATTCGGGTCAACGTGGTGGCTGGGGCGGCGGGTGGGTCCACGATTGTCACGGTCTCCGCTTTTGGCGCTGGGCTGATCTCGTCCGCGGTGCAGGCGGGCGGGTCGTCAGCCCTGACCGTGCGCAACGTGTGGTCCTCGACCAATGCGGACCAACCAGTGAGCGCAGCCCAGTCGGGCACGTGGAACATCGGCACGGTCACGACCGTGTCATCGCTGGCTGGCGCGGTGATTACGCGGTCATCGAAAGCGGATGCCCTCGTGACGGTCTACCAGAGCAGTGCCGCCGACCTGAATGTGACGGTCGCGGGCTATAGCACGATTGTGGCGGTGTCGTCCTTGGCGGGCGCGGTGATTTGCCGCTCGAGCAAGGCTGATGCGCTGGTCACGGTGTATCAGTCCACGGCCACGGACCTGTTAGCGACCGTCTCGCAGGGCGGGACGTGGAACATCAACAGCGTCTCCGGGCTGCAATCAAGCGTGGCTCCGTCGTCTGGTTCGTCTGGGCTTGTGGTCAGACAGGTCATTGATGGCGTGGACAGCTTCGCGAGCACGTCCGCGTTAGCCACGACCTCGGTGGCGGTGCAGTCCTCCGGGGCCGCGATCCGCATCTATGTCACAGCCTATTCGATTACGACCACGAACCAGACCGCGGCGCAGTGGGGCTTCTTCTCGAGTAACGGCACGCTGCTCTGGCCGATGACTCTTGCGGCGCTGTCCTCGGGCGTGGCGGGTGTGAATCTCGCCGTCTCGCCTCCAGGGTATCTGTTCAGGACTGCGGCCTCGGATGCCTTGAACTTCAAGACCAACGGGTCAACCGTGGCGAGCGTACAACTCGGGGTCAGTTACTACCGTGCCCCCTAAGGAGCCATTCCATGCGTGGATTGCTGAATGCTTACGTCCGTATCCTGATCGTCTCGCTCGCTGGACTGCTCTGCATGACCGGTGTTGCGGCTGCACAATCCCCCCCGCCTCCAGTGGCGACGGCCAGTCAGTCGTTCGGGTTCGACTACAAGGACAGCGACCTCTCGGCGGGAAGCGTCGTGCGTTTCGAGATGGCCGTCGATGCCGGTACGTTTTCCTCGATCCAGATTCCAGCGAAGCAAAACGATTCACAGACCCCCGCCGGCAGCTCGACCTATGTCGTGGCGATTCCGGCGCTGGTAACGGGACCGCACACGGTCAGTTTCCGGGCGTGTAATGCGCAAGTGTGCGGCGATGCGTCGGCTCCATTCAGCTTTGTGCTAGCCGTCAAGCCAGCCACGCCCAGCGGGACACGGATTAAGTAGATGTTCACTCGGGCCGTTCTCGTGAGTCTGAACATTGAAGATCGCGGCCGGCTCCGCGCACTCATTGCGTTTGATGGGTCCGACGTCAAGCCGGTCCAGCGAGATTATGAGTTCGACGGGCGCGGGCTGTCGGATGCGTTTTTAGTAGACGCCGCCAATGCCGCCTTGGACGAACTGAATCAGCGGGACGCCTTTCTTGCCAAGTTGACGGTGGGATCGGTCTTGGTGGATCGGTAATGCGGCGAGTCCTTCTCAGCGTGGTCGTGGCGCTGGTGGCGTTCTCCATGTCGCTGGATGCGCAGCGAGCGCGAGCGCGAAGGATTCGGGCACATCCGCCAGCCAGCGGAGCCTGCGTGTTCCCCTCCTGCTTCCCTGATGCGAGCAATACGGGAATCCCGGCTGGTACGTCGTTGACGACCTATACCGGGGCGAATCCGGTCACGTCGAACGGGACCACGATTACCGGCAAGATTTTCAGCGGGAGCAATTGTCCACTCGTCATTACGGCGATCAACGTCACGATCAGCAACTCGCAATTCGATTGCCCGAGTGCGAATGCACTGTATGTGGATGATGCCGCCAACTACGTGCGTACGAGCAGCGCGACGGTCTATGCGGTGACGATTCAGGACTCAGAAATTGATTGCGGGAACTCGGACGCCACGGGGATTCAAGAGGCCGACATCCATGCGATTCGCGTGGAGATTGTCGGCTGTGTGAATGGGTTCAGCATCAACCAAAACGTGCTAATCGAGGACAGCTATCTGCACAACGAAGGGTCGATTGGCGCGGACCCGCACGAGGATGGCGTGGAACTCGCCTTCGGGCACTGGACCGGGTCGTCCTATCCCTGCTGTGCCGCCAACATGACGTTTACCCACAACACGATCTTCGGACGGACACATGGCGACACGCAGAACGGGACGAGCGCCATCATCGCGAATGGGGGGAACGGCAATTCCAGCAAGGACGTGAACATCATCGAGCAGCAGAACCTGCTTGCGGGCGGGTCGTTCACGATCTACTGCGACCAGGGCTTTGCCGGGACCAACTTCCAGGTGGTGAACAACCACTTCAGCACGCAGTTCGGCGCACTGGTCGGGGAGTCTGGTCCCTCTGATGACTGCGCGGATGAAATTCTGTCCGGCAATGTCTATCACGAATCGGGCTTGCCGATTACGCTCAGTGCGCCGGCCCCGCAACCGATTGCGCTGTTCATGCAGTTGTTCTATGCGCGTCCGAATTTCTTTGGGATGGACCGCTAAATGGCTGATGTCGCGATCGACAAAAGCACACTGGGCAGCACCTACGGGAGCGGCAACTCGACCACGGTCGTGCTGACGACGTCACAGGCGGTGTCATCTGGGGCGCGAGTGGTGCTGGGCATCGGCTGGTATGGAGACACCACGGTCACGGTCACGGGTGTCTCTGGAGGTAGCCTGAGCTGGGCCGTTGACAAACAAGCCTCGGTCCACGATCCGAGTCCCCTCTCGGTCGTGATCGCCTCAGCCGCCGCGCCGTCTGGCCTCTCGTCCAGTACCGCCATCACGGTCACGATGAGTGGGTCTGTCCCGGCGCGCTTCGTTATGGGGCTGTCCCTCCTCAATGTGAACACCGGGACGCCCATCGACGGGACCGCGCTAGGCCCGACGGATGTGTCCGCGACCGCGGCGTGGTCAACCGGGAATTACACGATTGCGGCTGGGTCTGGGATTGTCGCGGCGTGCTATCAGTCTGGATCCTCGTCCGCCAATACCATCACCTCGCCGTCTGTCGAAAGCACAGAGAACGACAACGCGGGGGACACGGTTAGTTTCGTATTGGCCTATCGGTTTGAGTCAGGCGCAGGCAGTTATCCGATCGCGGGGTCGTGGAGTCCGACGCCCGGCGTGGATGGGACGACGAATATCGCCGTAGCTTACAAAGCGACGGCTGGTGGGGCCACAGCAGTGGTGGCACCTTCCACTTTGACGATGCTGGGGGTGCAATGACCCAGTTCAGTTCGCTCTGGCAGCGGCTGCTCACACAGGAATTGGGGTCGGACGATTCCACGCAGCTCTTTACCGATGACCGCCGACAAGCCGCCATCAATGAAGGCATCGCGGAGTTTGCCGACCTGACGGAGTGCTACGTCCGGGTGTCCACCATTACCTGGACCGGCGGCACGCTGGAAACCGACCTCAATAGCACCACGCTCGCGAATGATTTCGTGCGGCTCGCGGCCAAGCAATCGCCCGCGGTGCGGTATGTCGATGCGTCGAGTCAAGAAACCGTCGTGAGCGGGAAAGACCTCCGACAGGTCGATGTGGCGTGGTTGGAGCGGGAAGAACCCGGCTGGCGCAGTTCCACGGTGGCCTCGAGCGTGAAGCAGTTACCGCGGCTGTTCTATCTGCGTCCGGATGGGGCCGCGCTCTATTTCGGGTTGTGGCCGACGCTCTCGACCGGCTCGAGCGCGACGGCGACCGTGTTGGTGCCGTATGTGGCGTTTCCCCCCGTGCTGAGCAACAGCACCTCTGAACCCTTTTCGATCACCACGGTAAGTAATCCATCGTCCGGGGGACCGGTGATTCTCCATGACCAGACCCGATGGGATCTTCGTCCTTACCATCGGGCGGCGGTGCATTATGCCGCGCACCTCTTGGAGAAATTGCGGCGGGATGACCAAGCGTCAGACCGGCAACTGCAAAAGTTTCTCGGCTATGTGACGCGCTATCTGCAGGCCACGCGGCAGAAGGGTGGGACGGCCTTGACCTTCGCCAGAACCTACTTCCGGCGGTCCCTTGGGGCTTCGCAGGACGTGGACGATCCGAGACGATAAATGGTGACCGTCCGCTTTGCCTGTGGGCATCAACAGGACGTGGAAACCGTGACGACCCCGCAATGTCAGACGTGTGGGGAAACGCGGGTGCAGATGGTGAAGGCACCGAAACCAGTATTTCGCGGGGCCTGTAGTGGTCCCTGCGTGGAGCGCACATGATCGGGCAATCGTTCGCACCGCTCGGAAACGGAATGCCGGCGAAGCCGGACGGTGGCGGGGTCGCGCCTGGCGCACAGCAGGCTATCAAGGTGTTGAACCTGCGCCTTCCACGGGTCGTGGGATCTGGAGCGCCGGCACCGGGGGCGCTGTTGAATGCGCAGGGCGCAAGTGGATTGCCCAGTGCAGGGACGAACCCCATGCTCGAAGCCCTCATCCATGCCGTCATGGGCGGGTATGCCCCGGCCACGGGTGCAGGCCCCACGCCGGGTGCCTCTGGGCCGTCGAGTCCCTTGCCGATGCCGTCCGCGCCTGTGTCCAACGCCCCGGTGTCACTGCCGAATCCGGCGATTCACTATCAGCCGCTCCCCGGTGGGACGGCGGGACCGAATCCGAAGTTTCCCGTGAACCAGGATACTCGCGAGGACCGCATGAATAAACGCGGCAAGGGCGGACAGGACAATTTCGCGCCGGTCTTGGGGTAAATGGCTGGAGCGCCCAAGACCCAACGGGCCGTCAACGGCAAAGCCTATCAGTTGCTGCCGGTGACCGATCTGTCTGGCGGGATCGATTTGCGTTCAGCGCAGACCCTGCTCAAGACCGAGCGGTCGCGCCTGTTGGTGAATTGGAGCCTCGAGCAGCCGGGAGCCTTAGTGGTGCGTCCGGGGTTCCTGAAATTCTCCACCTCGAATCTGGGCAATTCACGTCCCCAAGGCGGACAGCGGGTCTATCTGAACACCGCGATTCCATCCGCGGCGAGTACTGCCTTTACGCTCCTGGGTTGGAATGGCGGGGTCTATAACCTGTCCGATTCGGGTGGCTGGCTCTCGACCACGCCCCAACTGACGGGCCTCTCGACGGTCAACGACCTGTGGTTCCCGCATGACCGTGACCTCGTGGCGGTGATGGATGGATCGACCACGCCGTGGAAGTCCACGAACGGCTCGAGCTGGACGAAGATGGGCATTCAACGTCCCTCGACCAGCGCCACGCTGAGTTCTGCGGGGGGCGGGGCGCTCAGTTCTGCCGAATTTGAAGTGTCCTTCACCTACAAGGACCGCGATCTCGCCCACGAGTCCAACGGGTATGCCGCGGGGTCCACGATTACGCTCTCCGCGACCGGGGCGATCAAGGTGGTGGTGCCCAACAGTACGGAACCGGCAGTGGATGCGATTGCGGTCTATGCCCGCAACAAGACCAGCGGGGAAACCGTGCGCCGGAAGGCGAGTTCACAAGCACAGTCCGCGGGAGCCTCGAGCACGATCGTCATCACGTCCTCAAACTGGTCGAGTAATGACGAGGAACCCACGGATCATAACCCGCCCACGGTTCTGAGTTTTGGCGTGGTCTGGAAAAACCGGTGGTGGGCACGGTCGGCCACGGTCAAGAACCGGATTCACTTCACGCAACTGTTTCAGCCGCAGTCCTGGCCGACGTTGTTCTACCTGGATATTCCCTTCGAGCGCGGCGACGAAATTCGGGCGTTGGTGCCGATGGGGGATACGCTGATCGTGTTCGGCACGACCAAGATTTACCTCCTCGTGGGACAGACGTCACTCGATTTCGAGGTACGCCCGACGATTGATTCGCAGGAAGGAGCCTTCGGCCCCTTTGCGACGGGCGTGGTCGAGAACGGCGTGATTCATGTCGGCGCCAACGGCGTGTATATCTTCGACGGGACCACCGACAAGTATCTGTCATTTGACATCGAACCCGGCTGGCGGGATTTGGTCAAGAATGCGCAAGTCGCGGACCTGAACCGGATCGCGGTCTGTTACGACGGGCAGCGGAAAGAAGTCCGCATCTCTGTACCCAGACGGTATCCCTCGGGCGTCTTTGGAGAATGGATACTGGACCTGAATCGCACGCGGCAAGGATCGGAAGCCTGGACCGCGACCGACCGCACGATTGGCGGATATATCCAATTCAATGGACCGGAAGCCAGCGCCGGGGACCGGGGCCGGATCTTTTCCTGGCATTCCTCGATGGCGACGGTCTTTGAGGAGTCCACCGGGACCACAGCCAATAGCTCCAACATGGTGGCGGACTACGAAGGTCCAGGCTTGACGCTGGGGAACATCCATGGGCGCTGGATCGATGTGTATGGCGAATACGAGCCGAATGACGGCGCGTTCACGGTTGAAGCGGTGATTGATGGTGTCTCGGCCGGCTCGCGAACCGTCAGCATCGGGTCTGGTCAGGCGCGGTATGGCTCCGCGGTGTATGGGACCGCGGTCTATGCCGGTCTGGGTCGGCGGATGTTCTATGTGACGCATCCCCTACGGGCGGATGGGCGGACCTACGTGCAGAAGGCGCAATACAGCGGCACGCAGACCTTCAAGTGGTTCACCTATACCCCCGGTCTCGTTCCGGAAACACGCAGTCGGACGTTTAGCGAGTAACGCATGGCAAATTTCCCCAACTCGGCCCCCAGTTTCACAACGAAGAACGCCGGCGACACGATCCAGGCGAGCCACGTTGACGACCTCCAGGGCGAAACAACGGCGCTGGGCACCGTGTTGTTGTCCAGTATGGTCTTCGACAGCACCCGCATGACGGCGCTGAAGTTCCCGGCGGCCCAAACACCGTCCAGTGACGCGAATACGCTGGATGATTACGAAGAAGGCACGTTCAACCCCACGTTTATCTCGACGGGAGGGGGTGCCCCGACCTATGCCGAAGCGACCGGCTACTACATCAAGGTCGCTCGGTTGGTCACCTGCACCGGGTTGATTCGCCTGGGCGATAAGGGCACGCTCGCAGCCGGCAATGTCACGATCGGGGCGCTGCCGTTCACGATTGGGGCGGGCTCGAATGTCGCAAATGCGACGATCAGCTATTTCGCCAACAACACGACGGCTGTGACCTGGATGGGTGGGCTTGGGGTGCAGGGCACGACGACGTTCGTGCTGTATCTGCTGACCGCGGCAGCGACAGGGGTCACACAGGCGACAGTAGCGAATCTGGGGGCTACGCAGGAACTGGCGTTCACGATTTCGTATCTGGCGAGTCAGTAAATGGCGTCACTTGGGTATGTCGAGTCGTTGCTGAATACGCTACCCGATGGGGTCAAGGGACCGGTGGTGCAAGCCTTTCGCGAGGTGATGAAGAATCTGACCATCGGGGACCCGGACGACATGAACAAGGCGGCGAATTTCAAGTGGGTCCGGTTTGACACGGTGACGAGCTCGGTGGCGAATACGGAGTTCTCGATTCATCACGGGCAAGGGTCGCGGCCGCTGGTGTGCTGGCCGGTGATGTTTCTCGATGTGAATGGCGGGCAGACGCCTCGGTTGCGGGTGACGCGGGCCGCAGATGCGCAGCGAATCTATTTGAGTAGTCCGGACACGTCTGCCGCCGTGTCCATTCTTGCGGAGTTCTGATGCAGCGAGTTGCGATTGTCGGCACGGCACAGAGTTGGAAGCTGACGCCGTGGAATGATCCCGGGCTGAAAATTCTCGGCCTCAATGACGCCTATCGACTGGGCTGGCCTCGAGCGGATGAGTGGTATGACATCCACCCGATGTCCAAGTTTTTCTATGCGCAGGGGAAACACGTCTTTGCGCACCAGATTCCGCCCGGGCATTATGCGCGGCCGGACGATCACGTCGCGTGGATGTCGCAGCTCTCGATTCCGCTCTGGCTCCATGAAGACCCGCCGGCGGACTGGCGACATGCCCGCAAGTTTCCCAAGGATGCGATTGAAGCCGCGTTCGGTCGCTACATGACGAGCACGCCGGCGTGGATGCTCGCGCATGCCATTCAGCGCGGGGCCAAAGAGATTCACATCTACGGGATTCATCTGGCGACGGAGCATGAATACATCGAGCAGCGCCCGAATTTCGAGTATCTGATCGGGCGGGTCTTAGGGAACGGGACGATGAAGACCTCCACGCATCAAGGGCTGCGGCGCTACGAGACACAGGATGCCTTGGTGGTGCTCCCGGAAGATGCCCCGATTCTGCAGAGCAACTTCCAGTATGCGTATCAGACGCGCCCGAATGCGTATCTCGAGCCGCTGAAGTGGGAGATGCACAAGCTGCAGTTGAAGCATCAGCGGAAATCCCAGGCGCTGCAGAAGCGTCCGTGGTGGAACCCGCTGGTGACACTCGAGGAGCCGGACGCGCAGGGACAGACGTCGACACGTCTCTGTTCGACCACGACGCTGCATCACGAGTTGCAGTATCTGGAAGCGGCGATGGAAGACACCCGGCAGTCGATGGCGCGACTGCAGATCGGAGCCTGAGATGGTAGACCCGCAACACGGATCGATCGGGATGGCAATTGCGCCGCTGGTCATTCCCCTGATCACGGGATTGAGTTCGCTGTTCTCCGGGCTGTTTGGAGGGCACAAGCAGAAGCAGGCTGCGACCCAGGCGAGTCAGGGGGCGCGACTGCAGGATATTCTGCCGCAACTGATGGCGATGATGCAGCAGCAGCAGCAGCACAGCCAGCAGAACTACCAGCAGCAGCAGGACCAGTACAGCCAGATTCAGCCGTTGCAGCAGTCGATTCAGAAGATGGCGATGGGCCTGATGCCGCGCAACGGCGGGCCACCGATGGGAGGCTGAGATGGCGCGACTGCAGATGTATGAAGACAGCGGCGGGTCCGAGAGCTATCCGACCCGAGCCCCACGAGTCGCGGGGGCTGGTGGAGGCGTGTCGGATGCCGGGCAGACCACGGAGACGCCACCCCCACAGACCGCACCGCCTCCTGCGACTGGGTCGGAACCACCACCGGCACCGGCCTTCAATCGGAAGTATCTCAGCGGCGGGTATGTCGATGAGAAGTTGAACGACCCATCGCATACATCCGCCAAATACACGATTGGCCGTACGTTGGGGGCCTACAACCCCTTGCAGGGCGTCACGCCTGATGTGCTCGCCGCGCTGAACAAGCTGGGATATGGCACCTTCAGCGGGAGCGGGCAGAATCTTGGGCTGTCGGGGTTGACGGATGTCGGGCGCAGCGCCGGGTTGGGGAGTGATTGGAATCCGCAAGACTTCATCAACAGTTACAAAGCCCAGAACGACTCCACCGTGTGGGGCTACAACCCGTTCATTGAACAAGGGCAGCAGACTGAGCAGGGTGTCCCGGACTTGTCCGCGATGCTCGCGTCTCTTTTCCAGGGTGGGCCGCAGACCGCCGCGACACCACCGAGCGTCACGATGAACACCGGGATTGACCCGGAGACCTTGATGTCGCTCTTGTCGATGTTTCAGCCACAGGCGCAGTATCCCGCGCAACAGCAGGCCCCGATTGCCGCCGGGAATATGCCGCAGACCGCTGCGCCCGCACCGGCCCCGACGATTGCGGGCGCGTATCAGCCGTATACGAACGCGGTGCAGACCCAGAATGCGGCGCAGGCCGCGCCGGCCACGGACCCGTTCATGTCGTGGCTACGGAATGCGGTCTTCGCGCAGCAAGGAGCAGGATAAATGCAAGCCTATGACCCCAACGTCGAGGTCGGCGGCTACGTGCCGAAATCCACGACCCCCGCGACTACGACGCCCCGCCCACGGATTGACAATGGCGGCGTGATGAGTCCCGCGAAGACGACGCCTCCGCTGTCGATGTCGAATTATTTCAGCGACCCGCTGTTGCAGGGGTATCTCAATTTCGGGCAGAACGCGATCGGGAAGCTCACAGGACCGCAGTCCATTAGTCCCGTCCTGCAGCAGGCGATTGATGCGCTGACGCGGATGTCGAATCAATCCGCTCCGCACATGGACATGAGCTACCTGCAGCCCTTGTCCGCGGCCGTCGCGAAGCGGCAGGCGCAGATCGACCAGCCGGGATTCTCGTCCACCCAGCAGGATATTCTGCGGACGAATGTCACCGACCCGCTCGAGGCCCAGCGGGACGCAGCCCGGCAGCAGATCATTCAGCACTTCGGCGCGCGCGGCATGACGCCGGATTCCGGCATCGTGCAGCAAGCCCTACTCGACAGCGACCGGAACTTCTCGCAGCAGCGGACCACCGGGGAACGTGATCTGGCGACGAAGGAAATGCAGTATGACGAGGCGCGGAAGCAGGAAGCCGTCTCGAATGCCGGCCAGTTGTCGCAGTTGGGACTCTCCGGGAGTCAGGCAGATTTACAGGGACAGGTCGCCGGACGTGGGCAGAATCTCTCCGCAGCGGGGTCACTGGCAGGCATCGGCAGTCAGTTGCAGGATGAACCCTTGCGGAACCTGATGTCGGCGATGGGGATCTTCGGCAACATGGCGGATCTGCCGTTCAAGGCGAACGCGAATGCGATTGCCTCGATGAACGCGATCAACGGCCAGCATGTGCCGGAAGCCGACAGCATGTCCCAGATGATTCAGTTGCTCTTGGGGCTGTCGAATCAAGGGGAAGGCGTCTACAACGACGCGCAGCAGAACGGGAACAACTTCTGGAACGTGTTCGGGCAGTCGTTGCCAGACATTCTCAAGAGCCTGAGTGGGTTGTTTGGGAAGAACAATCCCGGTGGCGGTGCGCCTCCGGGTCCTGGACCAGACGGAGGCTACGGCTAAATGTATCCGCCGAATCTCAATGTGCCCTTGCCGGACCCGTCGCAGTTAGCCCCGGAGCAGACGCTGCAGCCGGACCCGATGCAGAAGGCGCTGTCGCTGATTACGCCGCTCTTTGCCCTCGGGACGGCGATGGGCGGGAGTCCGCAAGCCGGGGCCGCGTTTCTTCATGGGGCGCATCAGACGATCCAGCGACAGGACCAGGAGCGACAGGTCAAACAGCATCAGCAGCAGCAACTGATGCTCCAGGAGCAGCAACTCGCCGCGCAGCAGGCGCAACACGAAGCGGTGCGTCAGCAGGCGATTGAGCAGGCCAAGCAGAAACTGGTCATGGACACCGCGACACAGGCCAAGGGACTGACGCGGGACCAGTATGAACAGCTCATCGCACAGAACGAAGGGATCGGGGCGTCGTTCCTCGGCATGCGGCCCAATAGTATTCGGTCCGCGGTGCCGTGGATGGCTCCGAATGCGAATGACGTCATGGCGAAAGCGGGCGCAGCGTTTCTGAAGAATCCCGCGAATGCGCAAGCGATTGAGCAGGGCCAATTGAACGGGATGATCGAAGTCGATGTCCAGGGAGACGGCAAGCCGATTAAGGTGCCGGTGAAAGATGTATTGGCGGCCTCTGGGGTGCAGCTCGACCCGCAGACCGGTGCGCCGCTGGTGCTGCCAAAGACGAAGCCCGCGACGGGCGTGCAGTTGGACGATGAAGCGTTCCTGGGGAAAGTGGCACAGTTTGAAGCCGAGAAGGGACGCAAGGCCACGCCAGCGGAGCGCGGACAGATTGCGATCCAGACCAAGCGGGCGCTGGAGAAGCCACTAGCCGCCACCGCTGGCGCGGCAGACGATACCGATACGCTGGCGCAGATGCTGGTAGACGGTCGGGCGCTTCCCAGCATGCTCAGCAAGCGTGGCAGCACGTATAACGCCACGCTCGCAAGGGCGAACAAGTTGAGTCTGGCGCAAACGGGCAGGCCGGTTAATCTGGCAAAACTCCAGATTGACTATGAAGGCGCGAAGCGGTTCGTGGCGAGCCTGAATGGGCCGAACATGATCCGGTTTAAGGGATTGGCCGGAAGCGTGGTCAATACCATCGATGAGGTCAAGCGCCTCGGCAACGAACTGCAGCAAGGCGGCATCCAGCTCTGGAACAAGGCGAAACGCGGAAGCCTCCTGCAGATTTATGGCAACACGCCGCAAAGCGAGGCGGCGGCAGAATATCTGGCCGCGGTCAGCACCCTGAAAGAAGAGTTTGCCAGCCTTGTGCAAGGCGGTTTCGCGCCGACCGAGGGAGCCTTCTCGCTTGCCAATCAACAGGTCAACGGCGATTTTGGCGTGAAAGATTTGAATGCCTCACTCGGAGAAGTGCAGCGCCTGATTAATTACCGCATGGGCGCGTTCGATGAACTGCAACCGCAGGGGCTCGGTGGTGGTTCCAGCGTGAACACTGGCGCGGGTCAGGGAAACCTCGACGTGGTGCCACCGGATGTCCAAACCGTCTTGGCTGGTCACCGGGACGGGAAGTACACCTTGAGCGATGGCAGCGTCTGGATTGTCCAGAACGGGCAACCGAAAAAGGCGAGGCAGTAACCGTGGGACAGGGCTTGTCTATCGTCAAGCGTGAACCGCTCACTATTGTCAGTGAAGCCTCACAGCCGGCTCCGGTCGATAGCAAGAGCGCCTTGCCGTTCTTGCCGCCACCACCTCCCGGCAGTCCCACGGAGCGGTTCGTCTCAAATGCCTGGGACACGCTGAACCCGATGCATGTGCTTGAGGCGCTGAACAACCTCCTGCATGATCCGTTCGGCTCAGCAGTCAACATCGGGAAGGCCCAGACCGGCGAAGCCGTCAAGGCGCTCGATCTGGCCTCGCAGGGGCGCGGGTCTGAGGCGAGCGGTCACGCGGCGGCCTCGATGATTCCGGTGATTGGTCCGATGGCGGCACATGCCGGGGAGCAGATTGCTGGCGGCGATGTGGCCGGCGGACTTGGTAGTGCGACGGGACTTCTACTGCCAGCAGGCGCACCCGTCATGGCGCGTGGTGCGCTCCAAGGGGCTCGCTATGCTGCCCCAGGCATCGCGGACATGCTCGAGGCCGGCGCGAACTCGCGGTATGCCGATGTGATGTCGCCCAAGATCGGACCCAATAAGGTGCGATTCGGCAATCAGGCGGCAAAGATCGCTCCGGAACTCGCGAAGAACCCGGAGATGTCCGCGATGAGCCGTGAAGGCTTGCACGGGAATGTACAGGCGAAACTCGAGCAGGCGACACAGAATCTGGACGCCGCCGCGGATACGCGACTCTCAGCGAGGACCTTCGATACCAAGCCGATCATTGCTGACTTGATGAAAAAGCGATCGGAGTTAACCGCGCAGGGCGTGGACGCGACCGGGATTTCCTACAACCAGATTCAGGTGGAAGGGAAAAATGCCACCACATGGATCAAAGACCAAGGACCAATCGCGAATGATGTCGTTCCGGCTCCGAATGCCGCCCGCGTGGCGCAAATCGACCAAGCCGTCAGCGAATTGAAATCTCTCGGTCCCAAGGTGCGCTATGAAAGTCTGCGGCGCATGCGGCAAGCGTACGACGGACCGGCCAAAGTCAAGTACAGCCCTTCGATGACGGCGGACTACATGAAACGTCAGGGCGAAGCCTCTGGTGCTGCCGATGTCACGGGTGTCTTGCGAGATCACCTCGCCCAGATGGATCCCGAGACGGCGACAGCCAATGGGGAATACCACCTCTACAAGACCGCCAACGACGTCCTGACTGCGACACAGGAAGTGGAACGCACACGCCCGAAGGTGGGACGGCAGATCGCGGCGCGGATCTTCGGTACGACGACCGGTCTGCAGGCGGCGGGTCTGCCGGGAGCCGCGACCGGCTATCTGCTCGGACCCACGATTGACGCCGCGGTGAGTTCTGGGTTCACGACGCAGCTCAAGACCGCGCAGTTGATGACCAAGCTGGCCGGGGCGATTCGCACAGGGGATATGGCTGCCGTGAATGCGCTGATCGGCAAGTTGCGACTGGGGAAGGCGCAAGCTGCGTCGTTGACGGGGAAGGCTACCAGCCCCAGCGAATCCCGAAAGCCGCCAGCAGGAGCATTAGCACCACAGTCGTCACAGTGATCATCGTGACAACAATCAGGAGCAGCCGATAGGCGGTAAACCAGAGGTCTACGATGCGAGCCGGCCAGACAACCAACCAGTGCGACCACCGCATCAGTCCTCTTGGGATTTGGTCAGGTGATGCAGGACGTGTTCAATCGGCTTGAAGATGCCGATCAGGTAGTTCCACCAATACGGTTCCGGATGGTAGCCAAGTGTCACAGGTCGCCTCCAAGGGTGAGGGTATGTCGGAGCATGAGTTCAGACCCACAATCGGGGAAGTGTACCGGATCTGCCAGCGGATCGAGACCGCGGTCATGCTCCAGAACGGACGGGTCCGCAAGCTCGAGAACGACTCGGTCCGCATCAAGACCATCTGGTCGGTGGGGGTCATCGTGGGTGCCATCGGCGTCGATTGGCTGAAGCATAAATTAGGGCTCTGATGATAGACCAAAAAGTCAAGACCATCTCGTCTCATTTTGGGACTGACCCCACCCTGATTGCCGCGGTGATCCAGGCGGAAGGCAACATCCTTAAAGCCGTCCAGTGCTCGATACCATCGGTGGAGACGGTGGAAAAGGCGATTGAGATTACCTGCCGGTCCGCCGTCCATGCGATGTCCGATTACATCAAACAGACGGACCCGGATGGCTTCGTGGAGTTCTGGGCCTCGCGCTGGGCACCCCAAGGGGCGAAGAATGACCCCACCGGGTTGAATGGCAACTGGCCGACCAATGTCAAGAAAGCCTGGAACGTGGTGCATGCCTGATGCCGCAACTGCCTGTCCGCTCGCTGCCTGTCCGCTCGCTGCTTGAGAGGCCGGTTGACATTCACCAGCCGAATCTGCGCGAAGACCCCAATGAGATTGCGGCACTCATCAACCGGTTTTTCGGTGGACTGCTGGGCGACCAGAAGCCCGGAGACCTGCCCTCAGCGATGGGGTCCGCGACCTCGCTGCTCCCGCTCGAGAAGATCCTCCCAGGCGCAGCCATTCTCGCATCCATTCTCAAGAAGGCGGACGTCAATCAGAATGCCGTGCCGCTAGCAAGCCTGCTGAAGTATGGCGGCGAAGGGACATATGCGCTGGCGGACCCGGCGGTGAAGCGCATGGAGTCAGCCCTCAATGTCGGCGCTGGACGTGCCGCGGAATGGGCTGACACGAGCGAGGTGGCGAAATAACTTCCCGGCGACCTCGCTGGGAAGTATTGGGGCGGCTGGGGCGCGACGTCTCCGAATACGAGTTTCGTGAAGAACACGGAAGAGGCGCTGCAGGCGCTCGCCATGTTCCTGCGAGGCGAGGGTCCGTTTACTAATGAAGCGGCTCGAGCGGCCAGGATTACGCAGGCCGGCTCCAAGGTGCCGAATCTGAATCGAGCCTATGCCGGCCAGCCGCTGCAGTCATGGGTGGGACCAAAGGGCGTATCGTTGCCGGGGAAGGTGGATGCCATGTCGCAATTCATGGCGGGTCAGGACCGTATCCCGCTTGACGTCCACGCGCTTGAGGGTGTCGGGTCCGCCGGGAAGTTTGACGAAGAGATTTCAGCCCTCCGTGCCCTGATGAACTCCGCGGAGGGGCGCAACGCCGCTCGCGGGGGCAACGGCGTCAATGAGGCGGACATTTACCGGCGCACCGAGGGCGCGTTCCAATCTGCCCTGCAGCGCATCACGGGCAAGGACTACCAACCACGCGGCACGTTCGCGCAATATTGGGAAGGCGTCCGCGGGCAGAAGGATTTAAAATATGAAGGCGGCGTCATGGATGTCATGCGCAGCCTTGGGGCGCTCGAGCCAGGAGTCATGTCTGACCCCAAGAAGCTCCAGCAGTTGATGGATTCGCTCTACGAAGTGCGAGACTTCGCGAAGGCCCAGAAAGCCGAGAAGGTGGCCGCTCGAGCGGCGGCTAAGGCGAAGAAATGACCGTCACCACGTACTCGACGTCCTCCTCCTCATGACCGGGGAACGAACTCCAGTCATCCCAGAGGCGCAGGGCACGGGCCGCGGGGGTGTCGGCAGCGAAGGACTCGCGTGTGACGGTGTCGTCTCCGGAGTAGTCCGCGTAGAGGTCGAAGGACTCGACCACGGCTTGCAGCGAGGGGAAATTCGCCATGCCTGAGTATACGCCAACCCGGGTGGAAAGTTGCAATGCCTAGACGGTACGTCGTCAGCAAACTGGCGAAGAAATCCCCGACCCTCCCCAAAGAAGTCACCCCGGTTGCGCCGAGAGCCTATCGTGACCGCTGGGGCACCGAGTATGACGTCGTCTGGAACGGGCTGCCGGCGGATGTCTCCCTGATTGGGAACTACGATAGGATTCCTTCCTCGTGAGACGGCTGTGGCGCTGGCTGCTGGGTCCCGCTTTGCTGCAGACCACCCTGACTGCTCGACGTCTGGAACGACAGATTCGGAGCCACCGTCTTGAGCAGGGGAATATCGGTCAGGCGCAAGGTCAGGAAGGCGATCCCGGTGTTCAGACTGAGGGCTTCCGACAGGTGCTTGTGCGCGAGTGAGGTGCCTTTCCAGTCCCAATAGAAGCTGACCGATGGCTTTCCCAACCGGAGCGCGAGCTGCGCCAATCCTCCGTAGGTCCCGACAAATCCCGTCGATTTCGCCAGCACCGCAGATTGGATCGCCAGATTATCCCGCGGCGCGGTCTTCATAAAATCACTTAGCTTGAAGACGTTGGGAATGTCCTTCACCGGGACATCCACATGCTCGTCTGCATGCACGTCAGGGTTGAGCAGGACGACCGGCTGGTTCTGGGCAATCTGCTTGAGGCATTCCCGCGCACAATCCAGTGTCACCTGGGAGTGCGGAAACGTTGAACGGAAATAGAACCGGGCCGCGCAGAAGTTTGCCGGGAGTTTCACAGTCTCCGGTAACGGCAACACGCGCAGGTTGGCAATGGCCCGCTGAGAGACGCCATTGACCGTCTGTTCCACGGTCAGCCGCGACAGAATCCAGTCCAGCCCGACGCGCCCCTCCCAGAACGGGGCGAGGGTCTGATACATCCAGGATGGGTGGAGGACGTGATACGACGTCAACCCCGCGGCCTTGGCCGCATCCTTCAGAAGCGACCGGTCAAATGCGGTGACGCGTGTCTGCTTGAGCAGGCCGGTGCGTGCATGCTGTACCATGTTCTCGATGCGGACATCTTTCGGGTCGCGCAGATCGTAGAGTTCAATGCCGTGGGGTGCGCCATACCAGACCGCGGCCCCGCCTCGCGTGATGGGAATCAGCCGGGAGGGGTCGATGCCGAGGGACTGGACAAAGGGCACCCAGTACAGCGACTCGAAGCCGATTTCTGATGTGAATGGGCCGACGAGAATCGGCTTGTTACTGCGTTGAAGCAGCCGCTTGTAGATCGGCCACATGGCGTTCCGCACGGTCCCAGTCCTCCGGTGTGTTGATGTCGAGCGCAGGCCACCCTGACACTTCAAAAGGAATCACGGTCGCGCCGCTAATGGTGTTCGTCTCGCGCACAACCTTTGTCCAGACGATTTCCATGCCGGCGGTCTGGACGTAAAACATTGGAAGCGTTTGCGTGGGGGCGCTGTGCCACGGCGTGTCTGTGGAGTCGTTCCCTGTGCGAGTCCAGAGCGGCAGGATTGGCGTCATGCGCTCGCCTCGCTGCACCGACCACATTTTGCCGGGGTGTTCGTTTACACGCCTGACGAATCGCAACGAGTCAGCCGGTTGCCAGTCGTTGAAACGCTGCACGGCGGCTCGTATGGTGTCCGCATCACGGAACGGCGACGTGGGGCGTAGAATGGCAATGGCATCGGCGACGATGTAATGCAGTACCGCATGCACCCACACAATGTCAGGCTCAGCGTCGCTGGAGTTTGGCCGATACGCAGCCTTCGCTCCTAAACGATAGACGATGTCAGTCGTCTCCTTGTCATCCGTGGGAACGAGAATATCTGAGAACAGATGACCCTGCTGCGCGGCTTCAATCGTCCACTGAATCAGCGGCTTCCCACCCAACAGCTTGATGTTCTTGCGAGGGATGCGCTTGCTGCCACCGCGAGCGGGAATCAGGGCGACGATGTTCATCTGGTGGTCGGCAACCCGCCGGCCTCTGGCAGTCCATACCGAGACTCCACATGCACGCGGTCGTCGTAATGTGGTGTGCTCCACTCAATCAGCGTACAGTCGCTGACTGCCTCGACCTGATGAATCGCCCCCGGTGGAATCCGAAAGCCTTCGCCTGGATTCATGGTGAGTTCGATCAGCCCCTGCCCTGCGTCTGTCCGGACCACGGCCGCGCCCTCGATGAGATAGAACGCTTCATCCTTATCGGCGTGATATTGCAGACCGCCTTTCGTGCCTTTTCTCATGTGGAGAATCTTGCCGAGATAGTTCGGGGACTCCACAATGAAGACTTCCTGTCCCCACTCGCGCTCCAGAATCCGTTGCTGTAGTTTCTCCAGCAAGACCATCGAGGGCTCCTGTGATGCGGAGTCCGTCAGGAGTCTGACGACGGCGCATCTTGGAAATAGGTTTGCGTTCGCTCTCGTAATAGACCTTGACGCCATCGCCCGCCGCCTGATGCGCTCGCTCCAGGTCTTTGCAGAGTTTCCGGAGCGTGGCGGGTTCCAGACTGAAGGCATGGTCCGTCCCCTTCATGGACCGATTTAACGTGAAGTGGCACTCGATGATTCTGGCTCCATAGGCGTGGGCCTGCAGCATCATCGAGAGATTGTGGACATGTGCCGACCAGCCGATGACGATGTCCGGATACCGCTCGCGCATCACCGGAATGCACTTCAGGTTCAACTCGGGGAACTGGCAGGGATACGCCGCCGTCGCATGGAGCAGCGCAAACGGTGCGCCGGTCCCGGTCAGCACATCTACTGCGGCATCCACCTCGCGATACGCCCCGCCCCCGGTGGACAAGATGATCGGTTTCTTGAACTGGCCGACATACTTGATCAGGTCCAGATCCGTCAACGCGCCTGATGCGAGTTTGAACGCTGGCATGCCCAAGCCCACGAGCACATCTGCGGAGGGTTCGTCAAAGGCCGTAGCGAAGCACGTCACCTGACGCCACCGGGACAGCCCCTGCAGTTTCTGCAGATCGTCCAGCGAGAGTTCTAAGGCTTCCCGATGTGCGCCGTAGGTGGGGCCGTAGCTGTTCTCGTTGTCGTAGACCTGATCCAGCAGGGCTTTGCTGTAGAGGGTCTGATTGTCGCGCTTCTGCAGCTTGACCGCATGCGCTCCAGAGTCTGCCGCGGCATGGATCATGCCCTTGGCGGTGTCGAAACTCCCGCCGTGGTTGTGACCGAGTTCCGCCACCACGTAACAGGGCTCGTCGTCCGCAATCCGGCGCTCGTCGATGAACAACTCACGCACGGATCAACTCCACGAGGCGGTCCCACGACGCGGGCGGGTCGGTGTCTTTCGGGGAGTGTTCATCTCGGTTGGTGTAGATGGTCTTGCCGGCGTCAACAGCGGCCCAATAGGTGGTGTTGTTCGCTCTCAGAGCAGGAACGAAATAAGCCGCAACCGCATCAACTTCTTGAAGTGTTTTGGCGAGAGCGTCATCACCGAGGAAACCAAGCACTCGGAGCTTGTCACCGTAGATGCGCCGCATGGCAGCGACAGACTCCGTAAGCGCCTCGTCCCACGGGGTGCCTTCATGGACCGCGGTCGAGAGTTCGATCGTGTAGTCCGGGTGTGCTTCATCGAGTTGCGCCTTCAGTTGTTCAAAGTGTGGCAGGTTCAGCTTGTGCGCCATCCCGAACACGAGCACGCGATAGGCTCCGCGTGTGGGGTTGCCGTCGATGGTGGAGGGGCAGCCGAGTTCATCGGCATAGAGCCATCGTCTTGGACGCCCGCACATGGTCATGGCTGGGCGGTCATGTAGAAGCAATGTACACATTTCAGGGATGGCATGCTCCCATCCGCGCCCTATCTCGCTGGCTTTAATGGATACCAGTGCATGTCCGTTGAATGTATCAGCCAGCGGCAGACACGGCACGCCCAGCCGCTTCGCCAGCGCATGATTGAACTTCGCCACACCACACGTCTGCGGGTTCATATGATACGAGAGCACCGCATCAATCACGGCTGCGCCTCGCATGGCGACGATCCCGCCACTCATCCAGCCAGCCCTCGGCTAAGACCTGAAAGACCACCAGCAGAAAGCAGTAAAAGTAATCAGTCCACGTCATGGCACTTGGTAGACCAGCACGCGAGACTTCTTCTGCCAGTCCAGCTTCTGTTCAAGGTCTGCTCGGCGTGTACAGCCTTCCAGCACAAACAGGCTGCGCAGGAAATCCTGATTCAGCATCGTGATGTGAGTAGGATCAAGATCATCAGACCCAGACACATCGTAGATGTGCGGATGCGCAGTAAAGCGCGTAGTAACGTAGACATATTTGCTCGACAGCTTCACGAGGTTCCGCACCGCGACAGCCAATTGCCTGACGGTCAGGTGCTCCAAGACTTCGCGGCAGATGACGAGGTCGCTCGGATCGAGTCCGTTTGGATCGGCGCCACACTCGTTCAGTGGGTCTTCGTGAAGAATGCTAAAGCGGAAGACTGCTTCGCCGTTCTCGGTGTTGGTATCAAAGCCTAGCGCCTCGACTCCAATATCTCTGAGCATGTGAACGAGATGAGCCTGAGAACCACAGCCAGCATCCAACACCGAGGACGGCTGAAACGTATCCTTAATCAACTGCGCGTGCGGTCCCTCGACCACCTTCCGCGCTTCCCATGAGTAATCCAGCACCGGCTCCCATGGTTTCTCGGCTGGCTTCTGCTGCTGCACGAATGTTTCAAATGCCGCCAACTTCTCCGCGTTGCGTCTCCGCTCGTAATCGGCGAGCAGCGCAGTGGAGGAGTTCTCGCGGCAACTGGCAAACACGACACGCGCGGTGACATCGAGGCAGGCTTGCTTCTCCTCGTCGGGAAAGGCGGTCACCCAGTCCGAGCCGATGACATACGCCTTCGGCTTCAATGCCCGAATGACTGCGGCTTTGTCTGCAGCCAGCGTCACATGCTCCACCAGCGAGCACGCATTCAACACTTTGACTCGCGTCGCTTCCGGGAGGCACGGAATCTTTCCTTTCGCTACCACGGTCCGGTCTGGGCTAACCGCGCACACCAAAGGTCCCAGCTTCCGCGCCTCCTCGAAATACGCCAGATGTCCTTCATGGAGCGGATCGAACGCCCCGCCCACCAGGACATGCCGCCGCGGGTCCCAATAGGACTCCGCGAAATGATCCAGATTACAGATGCTCATCCGGGTTGGCGTCCGAATGAATCCGCTCGATCTGGTCGGTGACCGTGCCGACAATGCGCCCGTTCAAATAGTCCGACGCCTGTCCGCCGAATTGGGTCGCCGCCGCCTGCAGCACGGCTTCCTTCTGCCGTCCCATCTGCATGTCACGGACATTCTTCTTCGCCTTCGCCAGTTCGATCTGCTCGCGGTCGGACTTGGGCATGTACATCAGGACTTCTTCTTCCCGCTCGCCCCGGACCATCCGCTGCCCATCCGTCGAGGGTCGATACCCGCCGGCCTGATCGACATCCGCAATCATGTCGGGGGTGACGAAATCCCAGCCGTTGCGCTTCGCCTTGTAAATCTGCTGGGACCCGACCGCCTTGTTGAAGCCTCTCGCGACCATCGCCGGGTCGGTGAGGTCAATCGGACTGCTCGGTTCCCCGAAGGGGTTCTGTAGCCGGCGCTCGAGCACGGAGACGCGGGGCTTCTTCTTCGCTTCTGTTTTGGGTGCCACTAGTCCTCCAACACATTGACGCGACCGGGCGTGTAGCCCTTGGTGCGTTCGTGATAGTCCTTCTCACTCAGACCGCGAATCTTCGCGATCTTTTCTTCCAGCGCCGACAGCGGCGCACGATTCGGCGTCCGGCCTCCAGGCGGTTCCGTATGCAGCACGGGGCTGGCTTGTGGTGGAACCGGGGTACGACCCTGTCCTTCGGAGAATCCCAACGCCAGCGCCCAGATGCCTGAGGCTCCTTCCTCGGTGGCCTTGATATGGTCCGGGGTCCGCCGCCAGAGTTCATCCAGGATGGCGCGGTCTGGCGCTCGACCATCCGGGGTCTTGGTCACCAGTGCCCGCTGATAGCTGTACTGCGCCCGTTCCCGCTGCGTGCTGTCCTGTAGCGGCTTGACCTCGGCTTGCGCACGGGTCCCGGCAATCTTGTCCACGCGATCGATCAGTTTCTGCGCTCGCTTGACATCGGGTTGCCCGTCCGACGTATAGAGGTCCAGCGTCCTCGCGAGCTCGGCGGATTCTTCATCCACCGGTTGTGTCGGGGTGACCGGAGTGGGCTCCTGTCGGGTCTGGCTGATCAGGTTGGGGTTCGCCTGCAGAAATTCGATATAGGGCTTGACCTGATTGACGTAGCCGGCGAGTTGGTCGAACTGGTCCGCCTTCTGTTTCAGCGCGGCCTTTTCGCGGCGTTCATTAATCAGGTGCCCCAATGGGACGTGTTTCGCCCCTTCCACTTCAGTGGTGCCTTCGGGTTCCGCCTCCATGGGGTCGGCGGGTGCGACGGCAACCGGTTCAGGCTCCGGGGTCGGCTCAGGTGCGGGGTCGGGGGCTTCGAGGTCTGCCATTTACACTCCTTCAAGGACGGCGAGCAGATCCGACTCGCGCATCAATAGATACCGCTGGTCATCAATCAAGAGTTCCTGTCCACTCGTCCACGAGAACACGACCGTATCCCCCGGCTTCACCGCCGGCACATGGAAGATGTGCGACCCGCATTCCGGGCAGTCGGTCGCGATCCGCTCCGGGACCGTGACCACTTCGCCCATCGTCTCGGGCTTGCGATGCTCCACGAGGTGCAGGCCGCTCTCGGTTTCAGTTGGGAGTGGTTCAGGGCGAATCAGAATCCGGTCACCAAGCGGGGTAATCACAAGCGGCCTCGTCGTGAAAGAGGTTGTTCCATCGGGTCCACAAAGGACCCCGTCATCATGGCTAATTGTTGGAGGCGTTCCTGCGGCCATTTCAGCAATCGCTCCACCGCATCCTTTGCGACCGTCACCTGTTGGAGCTTTCGGAGGGCCGCGACGTCATCGGCATCATTGATGGCGGTGCGGACATGCTGCTGGAAGCGGTCGTTCCATTCCTCCTCCGCGTGCCGACAAAAGCGCAGCCAGCCGGCCGACTGCACAAACTGGTCAAGGTCTTCTTGTTCACTCGCCATTACTGGGTACACAGGAGACAGGCAATTGCGTTGACGCTCTGCGGAAATCCCGTCAGACTCGCGGCCACGGGTTCGGGCTCCCCGCCATACCAGCCCCCGTCACACTTCGCATAAAACCGGAGGTCCGTCCGGAATCCGCAGTTGGCGGCAATCCAGACCATGCGGCCCAGGGTCGGCGTCTGGAGATACCGCCACTTGTTGCAGCGCCACGCCTCCTCGGAGTAGGGCACCGTCACGAGCAGTTGCGAGCGGGTGACGCGGCAGAGTTCGCGGAATCCTTTCAGCATCGTGTCCGGACAGTCTTCGTCGGGTCCCAGATACGATTCATTGTTGAACCCGACATGCTCCAGGGTGGACACACACACGACCCGGTCAAACGCCGCCCCGACAAAGTAGGACAGGTCTCGCACATCCCCCGAGAGGTAGGACAGCGGGACACGCTTATGGGCATAGACGGTTTCGGACCCGATGTTCTGGGTCAGGTGAAAGACAGCGGCGGTGAGGTCGTCCTGGAGGTGTCCATTGACCGCGCAGCCCACATCGAGCACACGACCCGGTGTGGTCAACTGCATGACCTCCCGCGCCAGCGGCACCTCAATGCACCGCTCATTCGGACCATCCACCGGCGCATCCTTGGGAATGGACGCGCCCCACACGACACGAGGATCGAGCTCCAGTCAGTTCACTCCTATTGCGGCGGGGTTGCCGCCATCGGCCCGGGTAACGGCAACGGAGGCGGGCCCCCCATGGTCGGTGGTCCGGGCGGCATCCCCGGTCCCATCATCATCTGCTGCGCCGGTCCACCCAAAAACGCCTGCCGATTGGGAATGCGATACGTCCGCACAATCTGGTCGAGCAGGGCTCTGACCGCTTGCGGCCCGAAGAACTGCGCCACCATCGGGGAGAGCTGCAGGAACGTCGGCAGGACTTGCAGCAATTGGTTCAGGTCGTTCCTGAGCGCCTTCGGGTCGGCGGTTTCGACCGACCCGCGTGGCTTGCCGCGAAACGTCCCCTCCAGCATCTGCGCGGTGACCTTGCCGCCATCAATCGAGGCACCGCGGGCTTCCAGGCCCGTCATGACCGACTGTGGCGCGTCCACGCCTTCCGGATGTTCCGCCAGCATGCGCTTCCGGATCGCATGACGAATCTGGAACAAGTCCTCCAGCGACTCCTGGAATCGACGGATGACCAGGTCCATGCGGACGAAGGATTGCTCCGTCGCCATCTGAACTTCCCCTAAGGTCTTTGTCTCGTTCAGGGTCTGCCCGGAGGCGATGTCATTGACGCCCATGAGCTTTTCGGCGGTGCGTTCACAGGTCTGCTCCCACTGGATGATCGTCGCCGGCAGATCCGGCACCTGGAAGGGTTCCACTTCTCGCATGTCGCGGACGTCGATGACCGCGGACGGGCCGAAGGGTTGCTCGAGCGGGTCCCACAAGGCCCCGGTGAGCCGCTTGATAGGAGCCTGCACGATCATCGCTTCGCGGTCCGCCCGCATGTTGCGAATCGCGGTGTGCTCCTCGATGGTCGTGATCAGCTTATGGCCGATACAGGAAAACCCTTCGGTCGCTCGATCTGGACGGGGGAATAAGATGACGGGAACGAAACGGGACCGATCCAGGTCGTCATACTGCAGTCGGAGCAATACACGATGACCAATGTGGAGGGTGGCGAGATACCAGCGTTCGCCACGACCGTCCAGATCCGAGAGCACAAGCACTTCCCAGAGTTCTTTTTCGGCGGTCGGGCCTTCTTGCGGCGCAACCCCTTGCTTCGCTCGCTGCATGGCGGGGTCCGGCTCCGTGTCCCCGACCCGGTTGAGCGAGGCGACCGCATCCTTGTCATACACCCCTTCATCGGCCAGCTTCTGAATGTCGGGCATGCGCTGGCGAAACAGTTTCCCGTAGCCCCAGATGTCGTCCTTGTGCATCGCATGACCCGGCAGGATCACCGAATGTCGATACGGAATCACCCGATACTGCGGTCCGGTCCGGACCGGTTCCACCACATCGACCACGGTCTCTGCGGCGGCCATGCCGGGTTGCGCCGGCAGGATCGTCCCGCCGGGATCGCGCAGCAGTTTGGGGGCTCCGGTCTCGTCATAGACCAGCCCGCCCATCGGGTCTGTCTCGATCGCGGCACTGATGGTCTTTCGAACCGTCCGCGTCTGCGTGCCTTCACGCACCTCGAGGAGTCCGCGTGGTTCGATCAATGAGATGAGGCCGAGCTTGTCCAGCACCGATTGGAGCTGTTCTTCTTCCGCCCACCACTGATGCAGTTCTTCGACCACCGGGGCATTCTGCGCGGCGGGACCGAAGCCTTCCACGGTCCAGACCGGTTCCACCCAGATCGTCTTCATCAACCGCGCATGGAGCGCATCGACGTTCTGCGTGCCGAGGTAGGAGGTCAGGTCTGCGGCCCCAGGCCACGGGGCGGAGGAGGCGAGACGGGTCCGGCCCTGTTCATACAACAGATGCCAGTAGTCCACCTCGCGGTCCTGCGCGGACTTCGCGTCCAATGCCGACTGGACTTCATCCGAGAGCCAGCGGACAAACTCCTGCCGGCGGTCATCCGAGAGTTTCACATCGAACGGACTGCGGGGTGGTGTCATCTGCCTGCCTGTTTCTTTTTGGGAGCCGGCGGGGGCGGCAGATATTTCCGAATGGGGAGTGGACGGACCTTCGGTGCCTTCCGGACGTTATCGGTTAACGCGGGCAGAACGCCTCGGGTCTGTGACATCTCAGCAGCCTTTCTTACTGGGCATGGTGCGACCGCCACCGGTCTTGGGGTGGCCCTTCATCGTGGGCTTGACAGAGGTCGGATGATATTTGCTCGCCATTAGTAGCCTCCTCGTTTCATGCGTGCGGCGTGTCCATACGAGCGAAGGTCGTAGGGGTCGATGTCTCGTTGTGCGCGTCTGAGTGTGGCCTGCTGTCGAGCGGCCACTTGTCGTTCCATTTGTTGCTGACTGGGTTGTGCCCCGCCGAAGTTGATTTCCGCATACTCCGCGCAGTTCATCCCATGCTCATACCAGCCGTCCTTCTTCGCCTTCCGGATCGGCTTTGAACCAACGGACACCATGTGCTCGTCCCACACGTAGCCCGCCTCGAATCCGTCCGCGAGAAACGGCCACGGCTTGGCGATGTCCAGCGAGATCAGCATCCACTTGTTGACGTCCGCTTCCACGCCTAACGCTTCGCCTTGCGGGGTGCGCTTGCGCATATAGCTCGCGAGCCGTTCGATCATCGCGAGTCGCACATCCGGCGCGTTGCTGTGTTCTTTCCAGATGGGATTAATGCCGTGTTCCTGCAAGACCTTGATGCCGTTATTGCGGACGCCCTGCGAGTTGTCATGAGACCCCGCGGGGTCGCAGCACTCGAGATAGATGGACGCCTGCGGAAACCACTCGGCGCGATAGCGTTTGATGAGCGGGGCGAAGTCCTCGAGGTATAAGTCCTGCCCCATCAGCCCCCCGAGAAACAGCAACTGGTTCCAGGGGGTGAACTGAAAGTAGAGAGCGGCGGGATGATGCTTGCCGAAATCGATCGCGGTCAGGAGAGGAAGATTCGGGTTGTAGGTCAGCGGTCGCACATGCAGCGACCGGACGAACATCGGAGCGAGTCCTTTTTCAGGGTCCCCGCCATAGACCGGTTTGCCGATGACATTCAACCCGCGCTTCCCGAGCACCGCAGACCGGTGCTTCGGGTGCGAGGGTGGATACGCGGCAATCAACCCCGGTATGGTTTCTGGTGGGAGGTTGTGCGCGTTCGCATGAATCGGCGCGGAGTAATACTTCCGGTCCTTGAGATTGTTGGCTTCCGGGAACTCAGTACAGAGCCAGTGGTTTTCGTCGGGAGGATTCGGCGTCAGCAGCAACTGATGCGGCTGATGCTGCTGCGAGAGTCGGCCCATCATTTCCTGAAACACATCCTTCGGCAGTTCTTCGGTCTGGTCGTTGTAGATCCCACCCAAGGTCATGCCGCGGAGCTTGCCGTAGCGCGAGGTTTGGTCCTGTGACTTGATGCCGAAGATGTAGACGCGAGAGCCGCCCTTGTAGGGATCATCAGGATCGTCTGTGCCGTTGGGAAAGACGTCGCACATTTCCAAACTGTCCCATTGCACCTTCACCCCGGCCCGGTCGCAGACCGTCCGCCATGGTGGTTTCAGTTTCGTTTGGGTGTCGCCATCCGAGTACCGGCAGATCAACCAATGGATGCCCGGATTGGCTTCACACGAATTGAAGACCTTCCAGAGCGCGGCCGTTGTTTTCCCGACCCTAAAAGCTCCCTCGAAATCCACGAGTCTCGTCGTGTCGCGCAGGAACTCCGCGACCACGCCGCGCCATACCATCCGCACTTCGCGCTCAGGCGCATCAACTGGAGTGGTATTCATGCACGACACGGACGGGCACCATGCCCACTTCCCCGGAGTGTTCGTGTTCCTGTTTCACGAGGCCGAAGGCCCGGTCCTCGAGGCGTGCCGCGCAATAGAGCCGGTCCCTGACGGAGGCCCCTTTGAGGAACTGGCGAATCCGCATGGAGAAATCCACGCCGCTCGAGGCGAATTGCTGTTCGACGGCGTCAATCGGGGCGAGCCCGGCGACACAGGCATAGAGCCAGGCGAGCTTGGTCCCGTCTCCCGCTACGGCGCGGCAGCGGTCAGCCAGGGACATCCCGACAGGGGGGCGTCCCTTGGGATTCGGGCTGGCCCCCCCTTTTTTCCAGGCGGGATTTCCGGGCGTATTGGGACTCTTTTTCCCTTTAGGAAACGGCATGCAGTGCTGGGGAAATAGACGAGTTGCGCCGAGTGTCGCATACTCTATCTAGTATGTCAATGGATTGGCACTACCATCCAAATACTTGATTTGCGTATGGTCGAGGTTTATGCTAGGCGGGAACGCCAGTTCAGCCTTTCCTGGTGCGCAGATTCAGATGGAGTCTCGCGGGGATGCCGGTCTCGGCTGGGTGGCGTTCAGTCCTCCATGCCACGCCCGACACGGACGTCCACGGTTGAGGAGCAAGCCATCCAGCACGCGGCGGACCGCATCCGCTATTGGCTCGTGCAGACCTTCCGCTACACCGCGTCCACGATTGAATTGGATCAGGTGCTGAGGCGCGAGATTCGGAAAGCCGTCCGGAAGGTGAAGGCGTGATCCGCCGCCATCTGGACAACGCCTGGTATGGCGACTGCCGCCTCGATCAGCAGCTTGCGTATCTGGTCAACGTGCCGGGTGTGGGCTGGCGAGTCCAGGTCAACGACCAGCAACTCCTGCCGCTCGACTCGCGCAACCTGCCGCTGTATCTCCGGGTCACGGATACCGGGCCGCTGAAACTGGCGGGACAAGGGAATGAGTCTGGCTGGGCGGTGCAGTACGACGACAGCGGATGGACCGTCCCATACTACGCCACGTATGGCATCAACCCGCTGATCTATGTCGGCCAAGAACTGGTGCTGTCCACGGTGGCGATGGGCTCGCAGGGGTTCCGGTATGTCGGGGACTCAGGCGAGGTGATCACCGGGGACCAGACAGTCAATCACGGGACGGCATGGGCGCAGGCATGTGGGGTGATTGGTCCGCTCTGGGAGTGGTCACACTTCGGTGATCTGACAATCGGACAGGGTGACACCGGCTGCATCGCGGAGTGGCAGGGCAAGCGATACGTCCTCTCGACGGGGCAGGTTTATTTCATTCGCGTCCGTCGTAGCGGGACTACGGTGTGTGTCTATCTCGTCAAACCCGGCTACGCAGAAGCGCTGTGGTTCGACGTGTCCGAACTTGGCGGCGCGGACTTTCCGCTCGAGGCTGTCCCGGTCCCGCCTGAACCGCCAAAGCCGGAACCACCGAAGCCGCCAGATCCCAAACCGCCGAAGCCACCTATGCCGACCCCTGTCCCGCCGTTGCCGCCACTCAAGACCAGCGAACGCTACTGGCTGCATCCGAACATTGACAGCGATGTGCCGGCCGCGATTCATGGTGACCTCGCCACGGTGGATGTGTTTGGCCTCTACGTGCAGTGGATCTTGGAAGATGCCCGCTATGGGCAGGTTGACACCCTCTCTGGGATTCGCCAGCAGGGCGTGAACCTTGGAATCGAGATGGGCAGCATTAAGCCCGGAGACTGGCACGCCGAGAACGCCATCCGGGATTTGCCGACCGTGGCCCAGCGGGTGCTGGCGAAGGGGCATCGTGTCTGCTACCTCACGATGGACGAACCGCTGACCGCCGCGAAACAACGTCCTGAGCAGCCCTTCGATGAGAGCGTCTTTGCGGTGGTCAAGTTTGTGGAAGCTGCCAGAGCCGCGATGCCGGGAGTCAAGGTGGTCTGGGCTGAGGCCTGCCCAGAGATTGATCTGGAGACGCAACGCAAGTTCCTCATGGGTCTCGATTCCTGGGGCTGTCATCTCGATGGCTGGCACATTGACATGGACTGGCATCGCGCCGGGACAGACGCCTACGACATCATCCGCACTGCCAAGCAGTATGCGGACGACTACAAAGTGCCGCTGGGCGTGTATCTCGTCGGCTACTCCCATCTGACCGATGACGCCTATTTCAGCGAAGTGATCGTGATGGCGACAGACCTCTGCTCTGAGGCTTCGTGGTGCATCGATCACGTCCTCGTGCAGGCATGGGCCGCTCGCACCGGGACCGAGAAGCAGGATTTGCCAGCGAACTTCGGAGAGGACGGGCTATTCGATCTGTTCGGCCATGTGCAAGAGGACATCTTCCAATGAGGCGACTTCTTACGCTTCTTGCGTTGCTGCTTACGCTCAATGCGTGTGGTCCCATTGGTCCGCCGAAGCCACCTCAGTCTCCCGCCTGGGATTTCTCGGTCAGCATCAGCGACCCCGCAGGGCAATTGCAGGCGGGGAGTCACGTCACCTTCGCGGGAGTCGCCAAAGATGCGAACGATTTCGGGTGGGCCTACTTCACCGTCCACACCGGGTGCTACACGCTCACCGTAGAACACGAAGGATTCCATCCCTATGCGCCCACCGATTGCGTGGCCGTTGATCGGCATCGAAGAATTGCTGTCGTTCTTCAGCGACTTGCTCCTCCCACTCCGAGGCTCACCGCCAACGGGAAAATCTTCTATCAGAATAGTCAGGCGTGGCGCTGGAAGGGGGTCACGGCGTTTGGCCTACAGGACCGATTCTGCAAAGGGGAGGACATTACCCCATTCCTTGACGCCTTCAAAGGCTTCAACGTCCTGCGCGTGTTCCTGTACGTCGAATGGCCGGGAACCGGCTGGCCGCAAGCCTCAGACGACTGCGTCCACGGATTCCTCGCCTACGTCGCCCAGCGAGGCTTCTACGTCGAAGAAGTGCTGTTCACCGGCTACAAGCCCCCCAGTGAGGCGCAAGCCCTCGTAGACCACTTCTTCGCCAGCTTCAGTGAAGCCAACCTCCTGGTGGAGCTCGTGAACGAACCTGGCGTCCACGACAAAGTTGATCCAGCCGCGCTGCGCGTTCCCGCGACCGCTATTTTATGGACAGACGGTCTGACTATCACAGGGCATCGCGGCCTTTACTTAACTCCACATACGCCGCGTGATGGTGAATGGCCCCGCCGTGCCCATGACCTCTTGGAGTACTGGTCAGGCGGCGGGCCGGGAGCGCCTACGGACCCAGCCTTCCATGAGCCAGCCACAGCAGACGAACCCGCCAAGCTGGAAGATGTCGGGGGCTGCACGCCGGCAGACTGGGAAGGCTACTTCGGTGCAGCCTCACTGCTGGGCGCTGGCGGCACCTTCCATTTCGAGAGCGGCAAATACGGGCATCTGCCGACGCCTGATGAAGCCATCTGCGCGGCCGCTGCGTTGCGTGCGCTGAACTTCTACCCGGCGGATGCCCCGTTGGGACCCTACTCCCGCATCGACGAACAAGGGGCCACGCTCCGGACCTATCAGGTCGGCCCCTATGTCGTGCGGATTCGCCCAACCTCTGGATTCACCCTCGTACCCTATCAATAGGAGACTCAATGAACATTCCCTGGAAGACGATTTTCACCCTCACCAAGTCCATCGTGGAAGCCGCCGTGCCGGCGGTCGGCCAAGTGGAAACAGTCGCGAAGACCATCATCCACCTCAAAGACCTCTCGGGGCAGGCCAAGCAGGACGCCGTGCTCGCGGTCGTGAAGGATGCGGTGGTCGCCGCCGAGAACCTGACCAATAAAGACCTCCTCAACGACGCAGACGTGGACAAGGCCACGCGCGGGGTTATTGATGCCGTCGTGGCGCTCCAGAACATCATCGCGGCGAAGAAGGCCGCATAGAGGAACACGCATGATTATTGACAATAATTCTGGAGGCGCGCTCACCATCACTGGTGGACAGGCCACGCTCGGCAATGTCCAGTTCTATCCAAGCGAGACCACGTACTGGCCTTATGCGAACCAGTGGGTCTACTCCGCGCCAACAACCTTCTGCTGTGGCGAAACACACGTCTTCGCCTGCGAGCATGCAGAGACGTGCAAGTGCGGCGTGGCGCGGAGAGCGAAGCCAAGGATATGCGCGAAGTGCGGCAAATGATTGACGTATCCGGCACCTGGTGCTCGATCGACTACGACTACTGACCAATGGCATGGACGGCAAACCGCTGGACGCCATCATGTTCAAGTACGTGTCGCCGGGGATTGTGGCGTCACGGATCGTGGGCGTACCCAATATCGCATTCTGGCAGGAGAAAGGCTGGCGCGTGCTGATTCGGGAGGATGACGTGCGGTATGCCGACTGGCTGCAAGCCATGACCGAGGACGAGCGCCGATGGTGGAAGTGGTCGTAGCCTGCCGGTTCTGTCAGGGACCAGCCGATGCGAAGCTCCAGCGACATCATCTGGGCCGCATCTGCCGTCCGTGCAGTCGCCAGCGTCGGCGGTATGCCTCACAGAACTCGACACCAGCGGCGTTGGCTCGCAAGCGACGGTATGACCTCAGCCCGAAGCGGAAGACGGTAAACGATCGGCGGCTCCGCCTGGGTGATGACTATTTCGGGAAAGCGGCCACGGTGGAAGAAGCGCACGTCGTGAACGCGCATATCAAGAGGAGGCTGCGTGAGCTTGTCACGCGACAGTCGGCAGGAGAAGAAACTGAAAGCGTTTCGACTCTCCCAGTTCGCACTCAAACAGAAGTTTGAGCGCATCGACTTCATCGAGGACGTCTTGCTGCCAGAAATCGAGGCGATGAAATCTGGCAAGAGCGTCTTGGGTCTGACCGAAGGCCAAGCATTTGATTTGGTGATTGAGGCTGATGAGGATTCTGGTCCGACCACGCCATCCGACGCCAAGTAAGTCTGTCACCGTTACGCCGATCAACGTAATGGTGAACTCGCGCCCAATGCGCGTGCTGGACTTCGACATCGAGAACCGGCCTCTGAGCTATCTGGGGTCCGACTTCACCACGGCCGAAGTCACCGCGATTGCGTGGGCGTGGGATGACTCCGACGTGACCGTGTACCTCCTCGGAGAACACCCGCTGCCCTACATCCTGAAACAGTTTGTGAACGCCTACCGTCAGGCGGATGTGGTCACGGGGCATTACATCCTCGGACACGACTTGCCGATGGTGAACGGGGCGCTGATGGAATGCCTCATGGCTCCGTTGCCGGATGTCATGGTGCAGGACACCAAGATCCACCTGATTCGCTCCAAGGGTCTGAGTCTGTCGCAGGAGAGCCTGGGGGCGATGTTCCGACTGGAACATGCCAAGGTCCAGATGAACCAGAGCAAGTGGCGTGCGGCCAATCGATTGACCCCCGAAGGATTGGCCGAAGTGCGCAACCGCGTGACTGGGGATGTGAGACAGCACCAGGCGCTGAGACGCGAGCTGCTGGCGCGGGACTACCTCGGACCGGCGAAGGTTTGGCGCTCTGGGAGTGCGCAATCGGTGGAGTACGTGCCGTGAAGTGGCAAATGGCGGCGAAGGCGAAGCGGCTGGGAGTCAGTTGTTCCCCGCCGTGGGACTCCTCCGCGCAACCTTTCGGTTTCGGGTGCGTTAAACCCTCGTCAGGCGCGTGTAGTGGCGGGCCAGATGTTGCCTGCTTACCGCTTCATTGGCAACCCACGCCGTCATATGCCGCAGGCATTTTAGCATGAAGCGCCGAGGCGTCAAGGTGCTCGCGCAACGGCATGACTTCGATTGCGGAGTCGCGGCCCTCGCCATGTATCTCGGCCTCTCCTATGGCGACGTGGCAGCGTCGTGCCGGTCGGTGTTCGGCTCGACCAAGCCAACCAAGCGCGGGCTGGGCCTCTACCACCTGGAGACGATTGCGGAGGCGTTGGGTCATCCCTTGAGGCGTTGCTACAGAAAGAAAGACTACTTGGAATTGCAGACGGGGATTCTGGGGCTCATGGGCGGGAACATGTCATGGGCGGGGCATTGGGTGGTCTACAAGAACGGCATGATTCTGGACCCTGATGGCGGGGAAGCGTGGGACGCGCTGGATTACCTGCACAAGAACAAGACGCGCCCCTGCACGTTACTGGTGGAAGCCTGATGGACGCCACCGTGGACTGGCTGACCGGCGCGACGATCCTCAAAGCTGTCAGGCGAGGGGTCTGCCTGGAGCTCGAGACGACCAAAGGCGGCGAGGCGCATCAGGTCATTCTGGGGGCCAACCGGCTTCAGACCGATCTGCACTGTCTCGGCTGTGGAGAGGAACGTCTCGTAGAAGTGGTGGACACCGCCGGCCAGCAAGAGGCGTTCTGCCCTGTCTGCTCTCGATCGTGGAAATTGGGGTGACGTATGCGTGAAGTAATCGTAGCGTTGACTATGGCCGTCGTGTTCCTCACGGCGGACTGGACCCCTATTGCCGACAAGCTCAGTAAGAGCGTCGTCTACATCGAAGCTGGGCAGGGCCGCTGTACCGGATTCATTGTGAACGCGGACCGGCTACGGAAAGACCAGAAGGTGGATCTCGTCCTAACCGCCGAGCACTGTAACGGTACCGCCATCTTTGCCGATCACGAAACCGCGACGGTCATCTGGAAGGATACCCACTCCGACCTCATGCTGCTGGAGGTTGAGGACACCGGCCGACCCGCTCTGGTCATTGCCGAGAAGAACCCGAAACAGGGGCAGGAGATTGGCTCCTTCGGGCACGGCTACGGCCTGGAGAAGCCCATGTTCCGCCACGCCTACGTGAGTAATGCGGCGATTGACCTCCCAGAGCTGGAGGGCGGACCCTTCGTGATGATAGATGCGCCGTTCGTGCCTGGGCAGTCCGGGGGGCCGGTGATTGACGAGCACGGCGAAGTCGTCAGCATCGTCCAGCAGGCCAGCCAGACCGTAGGCATCGGGGTCGGGGCTGAGAAGATCCGCGACAAGATTGGCCGGTACCTGCCAAAGCCATGAACCCCGGTGATTTTACCGACAAGGCGTGCGACCAGACGGCCGTGACCGGCGAGCACATCCTGAAGCGGCACCTGGAAGTCACCATGCGGACCGAGTCGATTATGGCCGCGTTGACCGCTGCCCATATTCCCATGAGCCGGCTGACCCAATGGGTCTTGGCCGCATTGACCGAGCATCTGGACTTTGTCCTGACCGAGTCGGAGAACGAAGGGTGCGAGGATTAGGCTCCTACTTTTTGGGGCCGCCTCCGAGACGCTTGCGCTTCGTGTTGTCTGGCAACTTTCGTCTTGGCGTCTCTGGTTTTGATGGTGACGTGGACGGTGTCGTCCTGGGCACGAAAAAAGTAGTCCATCCATGTGATGAACCCATGCCTCACAGTCTCTGGCAATGAACGAAAGTACCGGAGGAGCTTCGATTCTTGCATCGACAGTTCCTCGTAATTCCGATCGGGACGGCGGACAAGCCATCCAGGGGGCACGCCCATCGCATCCGCAATCGGGTCCAAGTCTTTCAGTCTCAGGTCGGCCTTCCCCTTCACCAGATCGCTAATCCACTGATCGCCATGCGGCTCGCCAAACTTCGCTGGGACAGACCGTGCGAGCTGCCGCTGACTCCCGTAGCCGTGCTGATCAACCCATTCCTTGATGCGCTGCCGTACACGTTCACTAGCCGCGGGGAACATCTGCCACTCCGAACTTCTCGCTGTTTCCCTGGTCGTCTTGAACCCTAGCACGCGACGATGACCGTTTCCGCACACTTCAACTTTTTTCAGAAACGTCTGACGATTATGCTTGACCTGTTCAGAGAATTTCTTTATTGTTGTCGGCAACAACCCAGCAATTACTCAATATGCCCAGAAACAAGCGTCCGTATCGCACGGTTCAGGAGTGGATGGCGGCCACTGGCACGAATCAATGCGCGTTAGCGCGGCGTGTTGGCTGCAAGCAGTCCCATCTGTCGAACGTGCTCAGTAAATCCCGGAGATGTTCGCTGTATTTGGCCTTGAAACTGAGCCAAGTCACGAACGTTCCCATCGAATCCATCGCCGGTTGGCCGCCAGAATACGAAGAAGTCTGAACATGAAGGCTGCTTCTACCGCACTCATGGCGAAATTAGGCCTTAATCCACTTGGATCTGATAATGAGTGGAGTGTAGAGTATGTTAACAACGTAACTCCCGCCTGTGACCTTTGGCGCGAGCTGGCGGCACGGAAGCCACCGGAATGCGCCGACATCATTGCACGTTTTGCGAAGTTCGTCCATATCGATCGGGGCTGCTGGCTCTGGACCGGGAGCCGTACGGGCACCTGGAAGGGCGGTCAGCACGGTCAATTCGCGCTCTATCACGGCGAACACATTTACGCGCATCGCCTGAGTTATCTGCTGTTTAACGGTCCCATCCCGGACGGGCAGCTCGTGCGGCACACCTGTGACGTGGGGTATTGCGTCCAGCCATCACACCTTCTCGTCGGGACGTATCAGGACAACTCAAACGACGCGAAGGAGCGAAGGCGCTTCCCGAAGTACAAGACCGTACCGCGCAAGCTCTCGGCTGAACAGGTAATTGAGATTCGGCATCTGCGGATGCGCGGCCTAACAGTGACTGCGCTCGCAGCTCAATTCGGCGTAACGAAGGCATGCATAAGCCAAACGGTGAACTTCCGGCGTCGTCAGCATCTGGCTCCAGTGCAGCGTGTGCTCTCAGCATCGCGTCAGGCGTCATAGGCCCACTCTACGCAGTGTTAATGATTTAAGGAAGGCACGGATTCAGACCGTAGGAAAAGCGAAATGAGACACAGCCTCATGTTCCTGCTTGCCCTGCTCGATGCCGATTTGATTCGGGCCGCGCTCCGACATGCCGACATCAGCATCACCAAGGCGGCTGTCTGGATGGAATGCGATC